GAGAAAGAAAAGTAAGATACATCAACAGGACGTGGGAGTCTTACAGGTTTAGGTCATGCATGCAGTTGCTTATTGAAGGCATGCTTAAGGACAGGATAGACATGCACCTTGAAGACTACAAGGCGCAGAACGGCATCAAGAGACTCACCAAAAAACGTAGAGAGGATGCTATGAAATTTGCAGACAACAGGATAAAAGAACTACAAGAACTTTATAAAACTATTTAAACTATTTATTATGACAAAAGAAGAGATACATCAATTACCTTGGGAGGCACAATTATATATAAATGAGCTGCAAAGACAATTAAACAATAAGGTAGAGCAGGACGAGACTATAGAAAATTTAAACCACTAAACACCTAGAGATTATGAAAGTAAAAATCCAACACAGACAAGTGTACCATAAGTACGCACAGATAGAAGTAGAAGTAGACAAGGTTGACTATGAGTCTTACTTGAAAACAAATAAACATGGAAACCTTCAAGACTACCTCATAACAAACCAAGACAAATACATAGCAGAGATTGATGACAAGCTACAGGCATCGCGTTTTCACTACGGCTTTGGCACAGACTATGATGCCAACCTACACTATGGCTCGGCCATGTGCGACAATCACCTAGAGGAAGAGTGGAGATATGAGTGCGAAGATATACAGGAAGGGGGACACCTATGAAAATAAAACATCACAAGGTGTTACCCTCTGGGTTACACGCAGTTATAGACCAAGAAAATAATATACACATATACACAGAAGAAGAGTTTAAGCAAGTCCATTGGTGGACAAGGGCTAAAATATATCTGGAGTTATAATAAATTAATATCAATTTGTTGTACGATTGATAAACATTTTGTAAATTTACAATTCATTAAACACTAATAAATTATGGGAAAAACTAAACAGCTTCTCGCGGACATGCGACAGGAAGAAGTGGACAGAATAGATGCCGACTCAAGCTACGAGTCTTGGTTATCTGGTGTTACTTCACATCAAAAATCTTTAACAGAAACAGCACAAACTCTTGAGAAATTTCTTGAGAGTTTACCTATGGGCATAGAGTATGCTCAAGCACAAATCAAAAATCAAAAATCAAATGCACTACCCAATTTTTAAACAGTACAGGTCTCAAGTATCTGAACTGTTCGACATCAATGAAGAAGAAATGTTTAGAAAAAGTAAGCGAAGAGATATTGTAGACGCTAGACATCTACTTTATTTTCTATGCTCCGAAAGACCTATGCGTGTACGTTATATAAAACAGTACATGGATGACAACGGGTATTCTGTTGGGCACTCTACTATTATTCATGGAATAAAATTAGTTAAAGAGAGGCTCTCTTATGACGAAGACCTAGCGACTATAATAAATACCATACAATCATGTGCAATAATTTAGAAAATGTTTTTCAAGAGGCGAGAACAGACGAAATGGCTGTTAGTTTAGATGGGCATGGGCACGACTCAACGATGTACCTGGGTTGCAAGATAACTAAAGACAAAGAGCTGGGCGATATTGTTATTCAAAACGTGGCGCTTGGGGGAGACTATTACAAATACATTTCTTATGAAGAGAGGATGGTCTTTGTTAATCAAGGGTGGAGGCGTGGCGTATATAATCTATGTATAAATACTTACTTAAAAAAACTAGGTGATATTGAGTACAAGATTAAGTACGAGATGAACAACAAACAAAACCCTAAAAAAATAAAGCACCTAAAAAATCATAGGGAAAGAATACTAAAAAAATATAACAAGATTAATTTAAAACTAAACAATCATGAGTAAATCAAAATCAGTTTTTGAAACATTGAACTCTATCAATGTAAACGACAAGGTAGAAAAGAAGAACAACCTAACATACCTATCATGGGCATGGGCATGGGCAGAGGTAAAGAAGAACTACCCTACCGCAACGTACACAATCTATGAGAATGTAGACGGGATGTTCTATCACACAGACAACAGGTCAGCGTGGGTAAAGACAGGTGTAACCATAGAGGGTATAGAACACATTGAGTACCTACCCATAATGGACTTCAGAAATAACTCCATCTTAATGGATAAGCTATCGTCTGTTGATGTAAACAAAACGATACAGCGTAGCTTAACAAAGGCTATTGCAAGACATGGACTTGGTCTTTATGTGTATGCTGGAGAGGACTTACCAAGCACAGGGATGAGTGCTGTTGCAAGCAAACCAGTGCCTAAGAAACCAGTGAAAACAAAAGCAAACCCCAAGCCTTCATTGGTTGAGACTCATATAAACCTAGAGATAGGAGATGATAATTGGGAGAAGGTTATGAAGTATGTAATTGCTAACAAATCAAAAGGACTGAAGGCAATAGGGGAACAGCTCTCTACAAAATACAAAATGTCAACGGTAGTTAAAAAAGAAATAGCTAAATCAATATAGATATGAAAGACATCATCAAACAATTACAGGACGACAAGGAGTACTACACAGGGGTGGGTAGAAACTATCTTTCTAACTCAGATATAGGTGACCTTATTAAAAACCCTAAGAACTTTAGGAAACCTAGAGAGGACAACAAAAACTTTCTGGTAGGTAGATACTTCCATCAGTTAATACTTGAGCCAGAGAAGGCAGAGGCTACGCCTCATGTAGACCTGGCCTCCAGGAACAGCAAGGCTTACAAAGAATTCATTGCTGAAAACAATCTAGAGATAGGCCTGCTTACAAAGGAGAAGTTAATGATGGAAGACCTGGTTGAAAGTATGCTCAACGTGAAGGACATCAGAGCTTTGATACAGGAAGATGGCGTGCAGTATGAGGTGCCTATGATAAAAGAAATACATGGGGAAATGTGGAAGGGTAAAGCAGATATTGTAGGCTCCCAATATATTTTTGACATCAAAACAACAGGTGCTATAGATAAATTTAAGTGGAGTGTTCGTGATTATAATTACGATAGCCAAGCCTATATATATCAACAACTTTTTGGTAAGCCCCTGGTCTTTCTGGTTGTGGATAAGACAACGAAGATGATAGGTATGTACTCTGTAAGTGATGAGTCATTAGAACGCGGAGAACAGAAGGTTGCAAAGGCTGTTGAACAGTATAGAAAATTCTATGGTGATAACCCAGACGAGGATATAAATCAATTCTATTTTTATGATGAGGTTTAATTGGATACTTCTTAACAAGTATAAGAAACTGTATAATAAAAAGAGTGTGATGTGGCTTGAAGTTCCGATGAGCTGTAACACACGCAAGGCTAAGGATAATATTATCATGGCCACAATAGAAACATTGGAACATAAAATAAATATTTTAAACAATTAATTATGGCAGTAAACACAGACGAAATTGTATTCGCAGACGGTTTCAAATTCAGAAAGAAACATCCTAATCAAAAAGATTTTGTACTAGGAAGTTTAAGTATCAAGGTTGATGATGCAGTAGCATTTCTAAAATCCAATTCAAAAAATGGGTGGGTAAATGTAGGTATCAAGGAGAGCAAAGCAGGTAACCCTTACATGTTTGTAGATAACTTTGAGCCAAAGCAAACGGCACAGGCAACACAAACTCAAAGCAATGAGAGTGATGTACCGTTCTAATAAATACTGGGGGTGTGTAACAGCACCCCCTATATTTTATGACAAGATTTTTTTCTATACTGGGTTTATTATTAAATACTTTTTTATATTTTTATTCCCTATACGAGACAGAAAAGATAACATCTTCGACATAGCTACTGATTATCAGTGAGTTAAGCGACACAAACTCGACACAAACTCGACACAATTAAATCAAACACAGCATGACAGCAAAAGAAATCACAATTTTTCAGAACATTAAAGAGACCTCAACTCCTTTCTTTAGGAGCTTAGAGTTTATTATTGATAGAATAAAAAGCGGAGCCTCAAAGGACTTAGTTAAAAGAATTCGCACAGAGAAAGACAAGTCACAGAGAAACGAGCTAAAGAAAAACCTACCAGCAATATGTTTCTCAGGCACATTCAATAAGCGTAACGACTCATCAATCATCCAGCACTCAGGTTTTATATGCCTAGATTTTGATGGGTATGAGAACAACAAAGAACTCCTAACAGACAAAGAGAAGCTAACTAAAAGTAATTTTATATACTCAGTGTTTATATCTCCTTCGGGTAAGGGATTAAAAGCTCTGGTTAAAATACCTCAGGACATTGACAATCATGTAAACTATTTTAATAGTCTTGAGATGCACTTCAATAACCCACACTTTGATACTACATGTAAAAATATTTCAAGGGTTTGTTACGAGTCTTACGACCCTTTGATATATGTAAATAAAAACTCTAGTGTATGGGAAGAGATTAAGGAGAAGGAATACACTGAGGTAAACAGCAGGTTAGATATGCCTACAATACCAATCACAGATGAGAATAAAATAGTAGAGATACTTGTGAAGTGGTGGGTAAAGAAGTACCCAATGGTTGAGGGGCAGAGAAACAACAACTGTTTTATATTAGCCTCAGCGTTTAACGACTTCGGTATTAATAAATCTTTAGCTGGATATGTACTACAGAACTATAGAACTTCAGACTTTACAGAGACAGAAATAAACCAGACGATAAGTTCGGCCTATGCTCAGACACAAAACCATGGTACAAAATACTATGAGGATGAGGAGAGAGTCAACAACATAAGAGTAAAGCTTAGGAGGGGTGAGTCTAAAAAGAAAATCAAATCACAGCTAGAGGACAGCCACATAGAGCCAAGGGTAATAGAGGCTGTACTTAACAGGGTTGAAGAGGAGAACGAACAGAAACAATTCTGGACTAAATCAGACAAGGGTGTAATAAAGATAGTGCATATACTATTCAAGCAGTTCCTTGAGGACAATGGCTTTTATAAGTACAGCCCAGAGGGTAGTAAGAACTATGTGTTTGTTAAGGTGACCAACAACCTGGTTGACCATACAGATGAGAAGTATATAAAAGATTTTGTATTGAACAGCGTTATAGAGCTGGACGATGCATCAATATACAATCACTTTGCAGACCAGGTGAGGTACTTTAGAGAGGATTTCCTGACACTTCTATCAACGATTGACATCTACTTTGTTGAGGACAACAAGACCACCTCATACCTTTACTATAGCAACTGCGCTATCAAGGTAACAAAAGATGATGTAGAGGTTATAGATTACATAGACCTAAATGGTTTTGTTTGGAAAGACCACGTCATTGATAGGGTGTTTAACAAGTGTGAGGTAGGTGACTGCGACTACAAACAGTTTATAAAAAATATATGTGCTTCTGATGATGGTAGAATTAAATCAATGGAGTCTACTATAGGTTTCCTTCTGCATGGGTATAAGAATTTATCATACTGCCCAGCAATAATTCTAAACGATGAGGTTATAAGCGATAACCCAGAGGGAGGAACAGGTAAGGGATTGTTTATGAATGCCCTACAGAAGATGAAGAAGGTGGTGACTATAGATGGAAAGTCTTTTACTTTTGAAAGAGCCTTTGCGTACCAGCTTGTATCAGCTGACACTCAGATACTTGTGTTCGATGATGTAAAAAAAGGTTTTGATTTTGAGAGATTGTTTTCTGTGGTAACTGAAGGTCTTACACTTGAAAAGAAAAACAAGGATGCAATTAAAATTCCTTTCAGTAAGTCGCCTAAGATTTCTATCACAACCAACTACGCTATCAAGGGTGCAGGTAATTCTTTTGCTAGAAGAAAGTGGGAGCTTGAACTACATCAACACTACAACAAAAACTATACCCCTATTGATGAGTTCGGTAAGCTAATGTTTGGAGACTGGAACGATGATGACTGGTGTAAGTTTGACAACTATATGGTAGGCTGTATGATGGGATACCTAGAGACAGGGTTGGTCAAGAGTAAATTTGTAAACCTTAAGATACGACAGCTATCTGCTGAGTCTTCACACGATTTTATTGAGTGGCTAGGATTAATAGCAGGGAGCGAGATGAGTGCTAACATATATATTGATTCAAGGATTCACACTAATACTTTGTATCAGGATTTTATATCAGAGTACCCAGACTACGGACCAAAGTCTAGACTATCTATATCACAGGTTAAATTTAATAAGTGGCTTACCGCTTATGCAGTGTATAAAACTGGAGCTCAACCTGAAAAGGGTAGAGATGCTACAGGTAGATGGATGAGATTAAAAAGAGCAGACGAAGTTAACATTCAAACCTCATTATTATGATACAGTTTAGAGACTACCAACAAAAGATTATTGATGATGGCGTTAAGATAATATCTGAAAAAGGATTTCTTTATCTAGCCATGGAGGTTAGGACAGGTAAGACCTTGACTAGCCTTGGTATAGCAGAGAAGATGGGGTACGAAAATGTTTTGTTCCTTACAAAGAAGAAGGCTATTAGTTCTATAACACACGACAACGATATGATGTGCCCAACATCTTTTGTTTTGTTTGTTATAAACTACGAGAGCATGCATAAACTACCTAACATAAAGTGGGATTGTATTATTCTTGACGAAGCCCATGGCATGGGCGCGTTTCCAAAGCCTAACAAGAGAGCTAAGGATGTTAGAACTATTATAAGTAAGACAGGCTGTGACGTCTGTTTGTTGTCAGGAACACCAACACCTGAGTCGTACAGTCAGATGTACCACCAGGTGTATGGTATTCCAAAGAATCCTTTTAGACAGTACTCTAGTTTTTATAAGTTCTCTCATGACTACGTAGATGTTAAAGAGAAGAAGATAAACAGCATGTACATAAGGGACTACACCAGAGGCCACGACTCTATAATTCAGAAGATGAAACCATACACCATATCTTATACACAGAAGGAGGCAGGGTTTGAGAATGATATTGTAGAGGAGGTGCTGGAGGTGGAGATGAGTGAGTCAACGTATAACATAACTTCAAAGCTTCAAAAGAATTTAGTTGTTGAAGGTAAGGATGAGGTTATACTTGCGGACACACCAGTGAAACTTATGATGAAGCTTCATCAGATATATAGTGGGACTGTAAAGTTTGAAAGTGGAAGTTCTATGATACTAGACCTAAGCAAGGCTCAGTTTATATACGATAACTTTTGCTTAATGAAGGTAGGAATATTCTATAAGTTTAAGCAGGAACTAAACGCTTTGAAGGAAGTGTATGGCGACCAGCTCTGCACAGAGGTAGACGAGTTTGATTCCACAGACAAGACCATAGCACTACAGATAGTGAGTGGAAGGGAGGGAATTAGTTTACGTAACGCAGAGTATCTGGTGTACTACAACATAGACTTTAGTGCGACAAGCTACTGGCAAAGCCGAGATAGGATGACCACTAAGGACAGTAAGCTTAGTAAAATTTTCTGGGTGTTTGCTAAAGGTGGCATAGAGAAACAGATATACAAAGCGGTGACAAAGAAAAAGGACTACACCTTGCGTCACTTTAAAAAAGATTTATTAACTTTAAATTAAATACAATGATAGAAGCAATTGGTTGGCTAACTATAGCCTGGATAGTAATGGTAGTAGGAAAAGCAATAGGTAGAAGGCTATGGCCTGAAGATTGGGAGCCTGGTGTTTTAAAAGATAGGGGAAAAAAAGAATGGCCTTCAGAAGAAAGCCAGGAAGATATGACAAGAAGGCTGTGGCCTGAGCATCACCCCGAACACAAAGAGAAAGATGAACTTCAATAATGATTTTAGATACGACCTTGAGATAGGAAAGGAAGGAGAAAGAATTGTTGATTCATTATTCAAAGATAAATTAGTTGAGGTTAAAAGAGATAGCTGGGTTGGAAGGTCAGGCAATATAGCTATAGAGTACGAGAGCAGAGGCAAGCCATCAGGGATAGCAACAACTCAGGCAGACTACTGGATAATAATATTCTCAAAAGAATATCAGGACAAAGTTATGTATGTATTTGAGACGCAGTTACTTAAGAGAGTATCTAGAGAATACTTTAAGCAAGGGAAAGTAAAGGCGATGGGTGACGACAATACATCCATGGCTGTACTGATTCCTATAAAAGAAATTAGTAACTTTATAAAACATAAATGACAGAACAGAAGATACAGGCGAAGAGAATTAAACAGCTTGAGGCTGAAGGTTATTATGTGATTAAGCTTATTAAAACAAACAAGAATGGGATACCCGACCTTGTTGCTATACCACCTAACTGCGGTGTTATATTTAGCGAAGTTAAAACAGCTAAGGGAAAGGTGTCTGCACTACAGGAATATAGATTAAAAGAACTAAAGAAGCATGGAGTACAGGTTGAGGTTTATAGAGGGTGAGATTGAGTATGAGGTTGAAGAGAATTTTGTTGAGATTCTTAGAGAGATGCCTGAGGAGTTGGCCATGGACATAGCGTCTCAGATAGAACTTAATGCCGACACACTTCCCATCACTATTTTTAGCACAGGTATTGTTGCTGGTGTAACATACGAGATAGAGCCTCCAGTTTTTTTTTCTGTTGAGTATGTGAAAGAAGAAGGAGAGAATACTATATACATCGACTTAGATATTATAGATTCTGATACATATTTAGACTTATATTTAATTAAAAAAACACTACAATGGATAAAGAAACCAGGCTTAAAATAATAGTAAACGAAGTATTTGATATAGATGTTATGTCAAAGACGAGAAAGAATAAAGAGGTAGAAGGCAGGATGGTATACGCTAAGATACTTATGAATGAGGGGTATAAAAACTTATCAACGATAGGGAAAAGCATAAACAAACATCACGCTACAATTATTCACTACAATAAACAATTTAATTATATTATAAAAGCAGACGAAAAACTGTGGGAGATGTACTCTCGTTGCTTAAGATTATTCATAGAGCCAACGACCATGGAACAAGAATTAAGTTTAATTGAGTGTAAAAAATTAATATTTTCTTTGCGAAATAAAATAAAAAAGTTAACTTTGGATATGCATGGTTTAAATTTAGAGCATGAAGAGTTTCAAAAAAGACAATTGAAATACCCTGAAATATACAAAACAATACATGAAAGAGTAAACAAGGATAACGTAAAAGAAGCTACACGTAAACTAAACACTTACTTAAATGGACTACGTAATTGATTATATAAAAGTTTTTTTACAATGAATATAGACTAATGAACAACAACACATCTCTTGAGAAAAGAAGGATAGAGCACGTTAATAATTTAACGAACCATCTTCACGACTCATGCGATGAAATCTACGAGTCTTTAATAGACCATGACTATGACCACTGTAAAAAAATTTCTAAAGAATTAATCCTAACCCTAAAGGATATGATTGATTCAATGGAAGATGATTTATAAAAAAGCAGTCATGAAAAAAAAAGCAAAGACCAATAGGTTAAGGTTAAAAATTGATGAGTTAAATATAATAGAAGAGTACAGAGGCTTAAAGAAAGCGGCTGAGGCCAGTGGTATTGATGTAGATACAGTGAAGCACGCGTGGTTAAAGAACGACAAGGCAAGCTTGTTCGTAAAGAATCCTAACTTCCAAATACAGAAACAAAAAGATTTTGTTGAGAATCTAATTAAGGAACTTGATAAGCACTCTCCTAAGTATAAAAAAATTACCAGAAAAAAATCTAAGTCAGGACACCTGATGGTGCTGGACCCAGCAGACATACACATAGGTAAGCTGTGTTCAAGGCTAGAGACAGGTCAAGAATATAATTCACAGATAGCAGTAAGAAGAGTGTTGAACGGCATCAATGGTATATTAAAATCATCCAATGGTTTTGATATAGATATGATAAACTTTATAGGAGGTAATGACATACTCCATATTGACACACCTAAGAGGCAGACTACTGGAGGCACCCCTCAGGATACCGATGGTATGTGGTACGAGAATTTTTTAGTTGCTAAAAAACTTTACGTTGATGTTATTGAATTGCTGTTATCAATATCTGATATTCACTTCACCTTTAACCCAAGCAACCATGACTACATAAGCGGATTCATGTTAGCTCAGACAATCGAAAGTCATTTCAGGCACTGTAAAAACATTACGTTTGATAACAGCATGGCTCATAGAAAATACTTTAGATATCACAACAACTTAATTGGAACCACTCATGGTGATGGAGCTAAAGCAGCAGACCTTCCAAGCCTCATGGCTCACGAGAGTAAAGACTGGACAGACTGTACTAAAAGATATTTTTATACACACCATGTTCATCACAAGACAAGTAAAGATTACATAGGGTGTACGGTTGAAAGCCTAAGAAGTCCTAGTACAGCAGACACATGGCATCATAAGAAAGGATATACTGGTGCGGTTGAGGGGGTTGAGGCATTCATACACCATAAACTATATGGTCAGATAGCAAGACTAACTCATATATTCTAATGTCTGAAAAAGAAAAAGCTATTGTAAAGTTTACAGAAAGATTTGGTGGCTCTTATAAAACTCTAGGAACTAATGATGTAGACTACAGGGTATACGATAAGAATGGTAACCTAATAGCATTCACCTTGGTAATACCAATAGAAAAAGAAATTAAATCCTGCTACCCCTTGCAGGTTAGCTTAAACAATCTATCAAAGCTTTCCCTTAAAAGATTAAACCCCGTCATAATATGGGCGTGCCTTGATGGTATCATGTACGGAAAGATAAATTCTATATCAGGCACAGTGTCTTGGCAGGGCACATCAGAACTAAGCTCAGAGCTTGTTGTAATGTACCCAAAACAAAAGACATTTAATTATGCCAGACACTATTAGTTAAAAGTCGTCATATATTTCTTTCTTCAAATCTCTTTTCATCTTTCTAATATCTGACTTTATTTCTTCCGCATCTTCATTTGTTCCTCCAGGACCATACTTATCCTTATAAATGTCAGGAAACATTGACTTCAATTTGGTCTTACTCATTGGTGTGTATGTTCCTCCTCCTTCATTCTTCGGTCTGTAAGACGGAGAGATACCCATAACATCATACGTAGCATCATCAAGGTCTTCCTCTTCACCGCCAAACATATTGTATAACCCAATGAAAGGGTCGAGCTGTGCCCCTATAGTTATCTCTGTTAGTACCCTAAGTGCGGCCTCTACTTCTCCTATATCTTTCTTAGTAAGCTTTCTGTACTTAGATACCACACTGGCTAGAGGGTCAACAACGTCACCGCTAAACCTAAGGCCTTCTTCTTTGTACTCCTCTCCTTGTACACCAGATATTATTCTACCAGCAACATCAAATCCTTCTATAGTACCGCCAACAAATGGGATTTGGTATATAAGATTAAGTCCCATCATAGCCTCTGCCATTTTCATAAGTGCCGCATCTTTATCCTCGTCATCTCCCTTCACAAACTTAGCTATGTTAGATACGCCAACAAACAGTACGTTGGCTACAGCCATGTTTAATGCTAAACCTCTCGTGTCTTTTGAGCGCGGCATTTTTCCTTGAGATATACTTCTTGATATGTTAGTTGTGCTCTGCATAACCTTGTTAATCTGAAGGTACAATGTACTACCGAACATGGTAAAAGCTCTTTGAAAAACAGTGCTGTTCATCTGTAAAGGAATCTTATCTGTTCCTCTTCTTGATTGCTGAGTAGGATTGTAATTGTTAAATGCTTTTAAAGCATCAGCCTTACTCATACCATTTTTTATGTTACGCTTATAGTTAATCATGTAACCCATAACACCAAGCACATCTCCAATCACAGTAGGAGCAGCAGCCGCTGTTTTAAATCCTTGCTGTGCTCTTTTACGCTTACCTCCTGTCAATGATTTCTTCTTAAATGTTTTCCCTCCAGACTCTAGCCCGTACACATCACCCTCTATACCCTGCTCTATCCTCTTCCTGAATGTAGGAGATATCTCCATAGCCTGTCGCACAGGTCCTTTCATTCCAACTAAATCTTTAGCTAAAGATAGTACGTTAGCCGCGCCATCAATCATAAACATTGGATAGTCAACAGCCTTCCTAATTACACGAGGAACCTTAGAGTTCGGAGGAAAATAACTGTAGTCTTCAAAGGCGTTTACAAAAGAAGTAGCCTGCTTAAGTATTTGTATAGTCTTAAATGCCAAGGCAAATCCTGTGAACTTAGATTGTAGTTTGCTTATTAGTTTTAAATTTCCTGAAGCATCCTTTCCAGAGTCTGGATTAATAGCAAAGTTTACAGCCTTCCTCATAGCACCATCAACACCTGTCTCTTTAAGTAATTGACGTACAGATTCAATCTTAAATAAGTTGTTTAGCCTCTGCGTTCCTACAGCATAAGCCTTATACTTCTCCATGCTCTCAATATGATTATTAAGAACAGATGTAAAGTCATATTCCTTTAATTTAATATCGGAAGTCTTATTGCTTCTTTCTTTAAAAGCAGGAGAGGTCTCAGAATTAAACACACCGCTAAAGTCTCCACCCTTTATCATGTCAGCTGAAGTATCCGCTGACATGGTAGCCGTTGGGAAGTAGTTGTTTACATACCCTAGGTTTACATCATTGACGTAGGAGTAAACATTGTTAACGCTCTCATAGTATTCATTACTTAGAAAGTCAACAGATTTCTCCGCAAATTCTACCGCCTCTGGACCTATAATATTTTTAATACTCTCTATAGTTTCAGGGGTTATGCCTTGAGCCTCAAGCTTCTGTCTTTGAACATCGTTCAAACTAAGTGCGTATATACGCATCAGCTGGTCTGAATTAAATATATCAGTGTACTCTGTTCCTGTATCACCTCTCTTTAACACAAGCTCATGAGTGCCAGTGTTTAGTTTTCGGTATATTTGTTTCATCCCTTTGGTAATACCAGGGATTGTATTTGCAATGTCATCAAGCTTCTGTCTTGTTTGGTAAACTCCACCAATACTTATGTCATCCATTCTATTGAGAGCGTCATAAACATTCTTAGTAAAGAAGTCCCTTCCTTTGGTTACCCTATCAAGAGTATTGCTTAGGGTACCAAGATGCTGAAGCATCAACTTAAAGTTTTTAATATAGCTACTAGCATTAGAAAACCTCATGCTTTGAGCTAATGTAGAGAATCCTTTTCCTAGTTCAAAGTTTCTGAAGTGAGAAAGTATTTTATCTCTCCTAGCTAAACGCTGTTCATCATTAATAACATTGCCATCCTCATCAAAGAGCAAAGGATTTGTATCCTTAATCTGAGCATCAGCCTCCTCCTTCATTTTCTTGTTAGCCTCAGCTCTTGCTAGTCTTCTGGACTTAAACACAGCGATAGACTCAGCCTTAGTATCTTTTAGTTGCTGCATTAAGGCTTGAGTTTCTTCAAGACTCAAATTAGAAACGTCTCCAAAGGTATCAAATGCTAACGCTAAGTTTAATAGAGCCTGCTCTTTTTGTGTAAGAGTTAGTTTTTTTAATAACTCTTTACCAGCTTGAGTTTTCTGCTTCGCTAGGGATATAGCCTTTAAGTCTAATTGTTTCTGTATAAGGTTACTTATTTCTACAGATTCTTTCTGAAGCTTCTGTTGTATATCAAGCAGCGTATCAGCATCAGCGGTTAGCACCTGCTTGACAGCGTTGAAATAACTCTGCCCCTCTTTACTTAGTCCTTTAGCTCTACGCTTACGTGACTTGGTAAATGCTGTCATGGCTTTTGACTTAACAAGCTTGAGTATATCCTTAACTAAAGCCTTCTGCATATTAGCCTTCTGCTTATCTACAATTTTCATAACATACTCAGTGTCTGCCTGAAATGTATCAACTGTAGATTTACCAACCCTAGATATAAGTTTATTTATTTGAGCCTGAGTATATGTTTTAGACTTTGGTAATTGCTTTCTTATAAAGTTTTTAAGCTGAGTCTGTGAAGCCCTAAGATTCTTCTCATTTATCTTACGCTGGTTTAGGCTATTCCTAATAGCTGATATTTCTTTCTGCACCGAAACATTAGCGCGACTATTTAAAGTCTTGTCAAAGTCTACCATAAGCTCCATCTGAACCTGCTCTTGCTGAGCCTGGTATATAGGATTAGCTTTCATCAGGTCCATGGCTTTCTGTCTAACCTCTGCCATTGTCTTACCTTTGGATGCAAAGTCAGATACCGCTTGTCTAACCTCACTATATAATTTCATCCCCTCACTGACACCACCTTCAACCCTACCAAACGCTTCGGGTAATTGTGTAAACACATCTACCTTAACTTCCATAGCAGCAGCTATATCTGCTGCTGGAAACTTTCTTTCTTTAAGTACCGCTTTAATAGATGCATCTGAGAATCCGTTTCTTCTACCAGTTTCTATTATAGAAGCCATACTCTGGTCAGACTTAAGCATAGCTTCCTTAAGTTCTGTCGAGAAAGTTTTTAACTGAGCATCAGTTAGCTTAATAGGTTTACCGCTAAAGATATCTGCCATTGCAGTACCTAGGAATTCATCCATTGTTAGGTCTTGAATCTCCTCTGTTGTTAGGTCCTTAGACAGTTTAAATTCCTGTCTTACATAATCCCACACCGCAGTAATCCAATCCTTAACCTTCTGCTGCAAACTCGCATCCACTACGCTCTCACCTCTGTTACCGATGAGTGTTGCCATTGCTTCTTCAGTAGCCTTGTTTACATCACCATCAAAACGCTTGAGTAATTTCTTATACAGCTCAGTCTGCTGTACAATCTCTGCACCACGCTGATATATTTTCTTACCCTTAGGTGTTAATGATAGATGCTTTACCCACACATGACCCATCTCATGAATAGCTGTGTTGTACAGCTCAGACTTTGAGTCGTGAACTTCTTTATTAATAAAGATGTTGCCATCCTTAGTCATACCATACACAACTGAATCTCCTCTTAGATAAGCTGTTACGTCAGGGCTCTCTAACAACTGGTTCATAGTGGCCTGGTCGGTAGATATATTAACAAAAGGAAAGCTTCGGTTCATAAAATCTAAAAGCCTAGCCTCTTCAGTCACACCAACAATAGTTCCTTGGAACTCTCTGTTAGTCATACCCATTTGAACAGGCACAACCTCAGATAATCTTTTCTTATCTGACCTTTTTCTGTTTTGTCCTGCATCTTCTTTAGCTTTACCAAGTACGGCATTATTATATGCAGAAGGAAACAATTCAAGAACAGATTGAGGCTGCTCTATAACACCTATTATTTTTCCTCTAGGACCAACAGGATAGTTTGGGTGGTTAGTTTTTTCAATACCAGGATTCAGAACATCAATACCTGTGATTGTAAATACTGAGCGCACAGGAGTATTTTTAAGCTGAGGCTCTGTAAGAACATCAGTGATAGAACCAAGGTGTAGTTTAGCTTTACTTTCTGCTGAAGGTTTTTCACCAAGCAATGCTTTAGCAACAGGATTCGATGGGGTACCAGGTTTTACTGCTTTACCAGTAGGGCTGTTGGGCTTACCATATCCTAGATTACCTGTGATTATATTGACCGATGTTATAGCTTTTAGATTTTTTAAAGCTTTGGGCGTTAGTAAACCATCTATAGTTTTCGCCTTAACTTTTTTATCCATTTTCTGTACATCCTCAATAGATTTTATTTGCTCAGCGTACTGCTTAAGTGTACTAGGTTTTACCGCCTTGCCAGATAAACCCACTCCATCTTTTATAGCTTGCTGTAGCTTGGTTTTTTTTGTTTCTAATCTCTCTCTAAAAACATTCAAAGCTTCTACTCTCTGAGCCTTAGGGAACGAGGATATGTTGTCAGCCATTACACGAACAACAGCTTCATTGCTAAGTATAGAGTCTGTCTCCATCTTAACAATTGACATAGGAACTAATCCGTTATACTCAGGATTAGCTGCCCACCAATTCTTAAAAAGTTCTTTGTTGTTATTGTATATCTTAGTGGCTGTAGAAATTTGGCCTTTGACTGTGTTCGTATCGATGCTTGCCCATGCAAGATTCTCATGACCCTTCACACCGTTAAATCCTAGACCACCCTTTAAATTTTTTATAACCTTTCCTGTGGATGGGTTAACTACGTTACCAGTTCTAAGCTGGTCTGATATACTGAACATGGTAGGTATACCATCAATGACATCTATTGAAACAATAGGCAGTGGTCTTCCTCCGTCCTTCTTTAATCTTTCGTTTAGTTCTTGTACATCAATCTTAGGAGCATTAGGGTTTGTCTCGGTTATCTCGACAACCGCACCATCCGTATCTTCGGACATTGCCTCAACAATTTCATTCACGTCTGCGAATCCTTCTTTACTCTGCTCCTCCTTTAACTTGAAGTCAACATTGGCATCGTTCTCAAACTCTGATTCTAAGTCTGCCTCTAGGTCTGCAACCTCTTGAGCTGCAGCTGTCTCGCTTGCTTTGAGTTCTTCAAACCCTGAATAGTATTCTTCGGTAGTAACACCCTCAAACTTAGAGTCGTTCTCTATTGCTTTGAGGAGCGTGCTATAAAGGTCTCCCCCAGTTTGTCTGTCTTGGGACCGTTTGCTCGCAGACTTTCTAAGAATTTCTTTCCTTTTTCCCTGGTCGACATAGATGGAGTTGACTGGTCGGTAGCTTTGTTTATCATAAGTAATGTTGTTAGCTTCTAATTCTTCTACAAAGATACCAATTTTATCTTGTAGTTCTGGGTTATCAAATTCAAATATATTTATGAAACTTACCTCCCCTGTATCTTCATTGATACTGAAGTCTGTTATGCCTGCTTTTTCTAATGCATTTATAACACCCTGACTATCTGATACGGTAAGAACATACTCGTTCCCGTTGTGCTCCTTAGAGCCCTCCTCTACGTACTCTGCGGCTATGCTACTCTCCTGAGTTTCAGGAGCTAACGCAGCTGAGATTGCAGCGTACTCTTGAGCCTGCTCTATTGAAGCATCCTTAAGCACTACCCTTGTTGATATCTCAACTATCTCTTTTCCAGCATCGTTCTTGTATCCACCTATACCTTCTTCAATCTCAACCTCAACACCAAGCTGCTCTCCAATAGCGGTTAAGTTTTCTTTGTAAGCCTGGTACTCTTTAGTTTTTCTTAAGGCAACAGCGTCCTCAACTGTTTTAATTGTGGTATCAAAGAACGGAGCCACAGCAACTATGGTTTCTGCCTTTGTCTTTGTATCTGTTGTTGTCTTTGTGCTTGCCTTTGATTTAACCATAACAGGTAAATCAATATCAATACTATAAGTATTAGGTTTTCTTGGCACTTTCTTTTCTCCAGGCCTAGGCGGTGGAGAAGGAGGTGATTTCTTTTTCTTTATCGTTGCGGTTATACCTGGGTAGGCAGCCTCAATCTTAGCAAGTTCAGCCTCAGCCTCAACAAGTTCTGTGGTTGAATAATTATTGTAAGCCTCTTGACCTTTTTCAGCTACAGATTCTTTTGTTGCATTACTATATGCTGTTTTTCTAGTGACAACATTACCATCTGAATCAACTTTAGTATCCATGTTAGATTTGTTGAAGGACTTTAATCCTCCTACAGATATTGAACTGGTTTCCACAACCTCTGAATTATCTGGTAGTGTAGCCTCAGCAGATGTAATCATATTCTTGAACGCTGTTCCAGTAGACTCCATCTTAGCGGAGAACATATTTGTTGCCTTGCCATCTTCATATACCCTAACGTATCCAACAAAATTATTTTCGTCTGTGCTACTAATTATAGCATCAACAATTCCTGTGTCCTGATTTACGTATGTGGCTGTAGCAACTCCTTGGTCATCAGCATCTGTGATTTCTTTTATAGCTGCCTTACCAGGAAGTCTTTTGTCTGTGTGTGTGTCTCCAAAAATTTCTCTTTGCTCTGGAGATATGGCAGCTTCGTCAGGGGTTTTGAATACTAACTGTTTCGTTTCGGTGGTCTCAACCCCTGGGGTTTCTTCGATGGATACTCCTTCTCCCACTCCTGTGCTATCTTCGGTTTGTTCGCGTGCATCCACGCTCTCTGTTTCTTTGATTTGAACGGCATCTAATTTTTCATTTAATATATTAGTAACTTCTTTATCATTGGCAACCTTACCATTAAACTCAGTAAGCTGACGAGCATTCATTCTACCAAGCTTCTTTAAAAACTCACTTCTGCTATAGGTTTTTCCGTCTATCACATACTGAGATAGCGCGGCCCTTGTGTCAGTGGTCTCAACACCTGGAGAAAATATAGCTTCTATTTTTGCTTTAATGTTTTCGGGAGCTAGTTTTTTATTCTCTATTAAAAACGCAATCTCTGCATTAATATCTTTAATCTTCTGACCGAATACTTCTTTACGGTTAGTGTCTGCAGAGTACTCTTCTTTAGCGGACAGCAGCTGCATAAGCCTGGTCTTTACAAGTGTATTTTTTTCGCTGTTCTTATCTATGCCAAACTCAAGCATGTTGTCTGCGTCCTTAGAAAGTCCTAAGTTTTTTTGTATTCGTTGCGCCTGGTCTGCATTAATTTGTCCAAGCTCAAGCATATTATTTGTCCACGCAGATACCCTTGTGTCGCTTTCCTGTGACAATTCCTGAACTATAAAATCCATCTCGGTAAGCTTAGAGGCAAGCTCTATCTTACTCATTTTTTTTATATCCATCACCTTGTTGACTATCATGCTTGATGTGTTGTTTCCAAAACCACCAATACCTTCTGCAGCTATTTCTTTAAAATCTAATTCATCACCAACACTAATTTGAGCAAGTCCTTCTCCAGTCATTTCTGCAAGAGGGTCAAATACAAGACGCTCTGCCGTCTGAGTTACAATCTTTCTTGTTGTTGAGGCTGTTTTACCAACCTTAAATACACGACCAGCAGCACCTGCGGTTATAAAATCTACAAGAGCAATTGGAACACCTCGTGCTATACCTCTTTCTTTTGCTGTTGCCCAAATCTCTGGGTCGTTTACAGCAGTAACTACATCCTGTGGGTTTAGAACATCTAATCCTTTGTCCTCCATAGCTGCAAAGAACTCGTTGGTATACTCCATAGCAAAAGATGTCATTGCCATACCTGTCTTCATTCCCTGTCTCATACCAAAAATAGCTCCAGGAACAGCTCCAACACCACCACCTGCAGCTCCTACTCCTGCCCCAATACCAGCACCTGTTACCGTACCAGCCGCCACAAGTTCTGCTCCGTAAGGAAGCATCATACCTATAGAGTTTATGGCCATAACAAAAGCTGTTTCAAGGGGGTTGGCGTTAAAGGCATCAAGACTTTCTCTAAATCCTGTAGCCCTGTTCCACCTTGACAACTGTCTAGATTGCTTTCTGCCTTGATTTTTTCCTTTTAATGCAGATATCATTTCAGCCGCTTTCTTAACATCTTCTTCGTTGTTAATATCTAAGTTCTGAAAATCAAAAGGCATCCCCGTACTTAGCTGAAGTATAACTTCAGATGCGTTTCCATCGTTTAGTCCAGCGCGTAGTTCTTTGTAGACGGCAGCCGCCCCATCCTCCATATCCTGGGTTATTGATTTGTCATACTTAGCACTGTAAAAAGTCTTAGCTGTTTCGTATAAATCAGCAGCGTGCTGTCTCTCTACATTTATAGATTTTGTCTGTATTCTAAGGTCGTCTATTAGCTTTGCTTGTGTTTCATTTGCAGGTACGACATTGTTTAGGTCTTTGACAGGAACACCAAACTCTTTTAAAGATAAAACCTCTAGCTCATCCTGAGCAAACAGTAATTGTCTGTTATCTTTAGCTGCTTTCTGAGATAAGGCTTCGTATTTTTCGTGTGTCTTAATATCAAAATCTTCTCTGAGCTTAATCTTTTCTTCGCTATTAACCTCAAGGTATAGATTGTTTTCTATTTCTCGTTGTTCTTTTGCAATCTGAGCAGCATCGTCTCTGAGTACTCCGTTTACATAATAACCACCGTACAATTCTTTTTCCTCTGGTGTCAGTTCGCTAATTAAATCTCTACCTAAATCATCTACCTGTTCATTTAAAAATATTCTAGTATCTCTAGCTTTAATGTACTGCTGGTACTTATCATCCTCTGCTGCAAAGTTTAAACCAGCTTCAGAATATAATTGTTTACCTATTACGTTTGTTGCGTGAGTATCTTTCCAAGAACCTTCAGCAAATTTAGCTGCTTGTTCTGCGGTTTCAAACTCAAAGACCTCACCTCTTTCTTCAGCTAACTTTTTAGCTTCTTCAAAATCAAGTTCAAGCCAGTCTTTAGGTTTACTTCCATAAAAACTAGGGTTCTTAGGAAACAGCGTAGGTATAGCATAAAATCTACCGTTGGCCTCGTAGTCTGTCATAAGAACTGTAGACTCAGTTCCGTCTTCATTTATTCTTGGAGCTATACGTAGGTTCTGTGCCTTGTCTGATTGAAAAGCAAGGTCATCAAACTCATTGTCTTGATACTCTTGCTTAGCGTTGTTGGTTATAAAGTCTTTTAGTTTCTTAGACTCTAGTACTTCAGACGATGAAAAAAATGGTTGTAGGTCTATGGTCTCGGTAGCTGTTCCATCAAAGTTTGAAACAATAACAGCATCGCCCATGCCAGTCTTCTCAAATGTAAATCCGTATTTTAGAAATTTGCTTCTTAGTAAAGCAATTGCAGTCTCTTCATCCTGCTTTATAAGTTCAGTATTAATAACTGAAAGGTCCTGAAGAAAGGCATCGCCTTCTAGTTGAAGTGATAAGCTGTCTTGCCTCTGCTGTTCTTCAAGGTTTTTTCTTTCTTGTTCTTCGGCCAGGAAAATAGCCATGTCCTCAGGTCTCTGCTGCTGGTAAATCTCATTTTGTGCTTTTAGCACGTCAAAGGTATCTCCTGCAGTAGAAGTTTCTTGTTCCCGATAAGCGTTCACCTCATCAATATCAGGATACATTCCTGTAGGCTCCTGCGCTTGTGTTTGGGGAGCTTTAAGAAGATTTTCTAACTCAGCTTCAGTTGGGTTTTGTATTGGTGAACCATCAGTTTCTGACGAATCCAAAGAACCATCTTCCACATTGGATTCCGTAACAACTTTTTTTTTTACTGTCTTTGGAGGCTTTGCTCCAATCAACTCTGCATAAGAATCCTTTGAATCACGATAGCCTGCCTGTACATAAAGACCGAACATGTCGTTTAATGCTGCAGGATTATTCTTCATTAGTTCTGAAAACTGTTCCAGGCTTCCTTTGTAACCCTCGGCCACAAACATTCTGTGTGACTGCTCTAACTGCTCTTTATCTATATTCAACATGCTTTAATTGTAATTAGTTATCATCAACTGGGTACGCTCCACCGACTCCGTTTCTTTCTTTTCTAGTTTCATACGGCTTCGCACCTGAAATTCTTCCTCCGTTATTCTTAATGTATAGTGCCTGCTGAATCATAGCCTTCTCTGTTCCGCTTTGCTTTGTAATGTAGTCTCTTATCTTTTTCATAGAATCACCACCGTCTATATTAATATCTTCAGAGAATACTTTCTTACCATTAGGGTCTGTGTATGCAATCCTAACGAACTTCCCACTATCAGCACCTATTTTTCTGAGTGCTTGAAGTTTAAATCCAGCTGGCATACTGTCAGTATACTTACCTACAAAGTTATCGTTGGCTGCATCACCATCCTTTTTAACCATGTTCTTTATAGCAGCCTCTTGAGTATCATCAAACTTTTTATTTAGTATTCTTTTAAATGCTTTACCCTGGCTTTCTTTCACTGACCCACCCTGCCTGTTAGCAAACACGTTATCAATATCATCAGCACCTAGTCTTCTAGTACCTGCATCACCTGTTTTAAATCCTCCAGCACGAGTCATAACAGTATCTATATCATCTACACCATGCACAAAGTTACCTAACCTTGCCCAATCTTCTTGCGTTATATTTTCTGGGTCATAAGAAATTACTTCGTTAAGAGTTGGGTCTTTATAACTCACCTCGATTTCACCAGCTTTAGTTATATCAATAGCTAGTATACTGTCCGAACCATCACTCTTAACTCCTTTAGCAATCTTAGAGTTTAATAGGTTAGTTATAGCAGTTTTCTTTTGTTCTTTAGTCCCATGGTACAATGTGTTCCATGAGCTTATAACTTGTTCTTCAGACTTTTCTGTCTTATTTAGTTTCTCTTTATCTAGTCTCTCCCTTGTTTCAGTGTAGACAGTTTCTGATTCTGTGTAGTCTAGCTGATTTCTAAAGTTTGTTTGTGCACCTTTAAACGCAGCTTTGGTTTGGCCAGGAGTAAAGTCAACTGTTATTGTTCCGCTTCCATCATCCTTTACTAGAACGTAGTTTTTACCATCCTTCACCACACCTTTAAGAGTTGAGTCAAGAGTTGGGTAGTATGTGTTTTTATTCTCATCAAACACTATGCTATTTGTAAGCACCGACAACTTATTGTATTCGTTACCTAGATAACCATTAATCGCGTCCTTTTCGTACTTCTCAAAATTAGATATAGCATCAGTTAAAAGACCGTCTTCGTCCTTTCCTCTCTGAGTTGGGTCAAGAATAGTTCTTATGTTTCCAGAATAGTTTTCTCCACCAGCTGTTCTTATAGCCGTTACGAACTTGCCAGTACGCTCAGCAATCACTGAGTTTGCTGCATCTAAATCAAACTTATCATACCTCTCCTTATACCTGTTTCTCATTTGATTAACAGTCATCTTATCGCCTTCAGTAGCTGAAAGCCTATCGACAGTCATTCCTTTATAATATTTACCCTCACTATCTTTCAGAGTATCGTACGTACCTATACTTACCGCACCGCTTTCCATATTTATAAATGTACCTGCGTCTCTAAGATTGGCAAGTCCTTCTATATTTTCCATAAGCATAGACTCAAGTACCATGCTTTCGTTATTTTTAAACCTAACCATTTTCTCATCGTACTCCTTCTGGTATTCTTTACTTAAACCAAACAGGCTTTTGGTATCATCTCTTAGCTGCTGACGCGCTGCAGTATACTGTCTGTCGGTCATCAAACCATTTTTAAAAAGTCTATCCTGAATAAGTCTAGCTCTTGATGCGTCTGTTGCGTGATTGAGTGCAAATGTATTAGCGGTTTTATAGTCACCAGATGGAACTTCATCAAGCTCCTTCTGATAATCTAATGAGGCCTGTTCAAACTCGTCTCTTCTATCCTGTCTGTCCTTACCAGCTTTTAAAAGATTATCACTAAGGTTCTTACCAATGGTCTGCCAGTCAAGGGCTTGATTGTTTTCTCTTTCTATATATCCGTAGTAGCTCATACTTTAGTTTTGATTCATTTGAGAATATACTGAATTTCGTTGTTCAGGCGTAAGCTCCATCATAAAAGCATTAAACTCCATCTCAGTCATATCTTTAATATCACTCAGGTCTGTTCTTGCAACTTCTGAAACAACAACTCCATCTTTACCCTGTGTGTTTACCATTTTATTTGGAAGTGTTCCTCCTAGAGTTAAGCCAGATATTTGGTTTTGATAATCACCCTGCAAACCTGGAAGTACCTGAGCGTTAAAATCTTTTCTTGATAAATTAGAATCTCTTCGTGTCTGTCTAACAAATTTATTTTGTTTTCTTTGTGCTTTTTTGGCTTCGCCTGACTTACCGTAGGTACTTTTTGTAGCCATGTTTGCACCCTGCATTGCTGCACTTGCAACACCCTGCATTGCTGCGGCATTACCTGCAGAAGCAGAATCTGATAAAGCAGCGGCTGCTTGCTGAGCACCTGCCGCTTCTCCAAGTTTTATTTGAATTCCTATATCATTTTTTCTAGTTTCCTCATCAGCGGAAAGTTTCTCAAGGTCTCCCAACTCTGCTGCCATACCCACTCTTGAGCCTGCTTCTGCTTCAGTTACACCAGCTTTTACCCTACTGCTTCCAGCTAATACTCCACGCTGGTCACCTTCTCGAATAGCGTCCATCTCAGTTTTAGTTGCTGTCTTTATGTTGTCTGCCTCTCTATCATAAGCCTCTGTCTGAAGAGACAGGGCGTCCATTTCGTTTTTAGTTAAAGCTTTTTCAACCTCTGCCATTGCAATATCCGCTGACAGTTCTGCTGCCTCTGCTGCTCTTTTTTCTTTACCTGCCTTAATAAACCCCATGGTGGTGGTTCCTACTGTTATTGCTAATGCTGCTATTGCTCCTGACATAATAATTTTTTATTTAATATAACGTGCTCAGGAAGTTCTTTATAGTCTTCTGTATAAACTTCTTTCTCAGCCTCTTCTACTGTTGTCGCGTCTGTTCTGTAAACACAAACCCAAGTTGTATCCTCATGAATATAAGCAACTCTTTGTGTCCCTATCTCAGTCATTACTTTCATAGGGGCTTTTATTTTTTTAACCTCTCCTGTATCTAGTAAAACTGACATCTCTCCTTTTAAAAAAAAGGAAGGGTGATTTTGCTTATGAATAAAGCTTACCACCAACGTGCCCTTAGGCATATATATTTCTCTGGTGTACAGCCCGTCTTTTAAATGATGACTCACTGGCATTAACTCATTCATTTCTGGAGTATGGTGCGCAACAGCATCATCGTGTAATACAAGGTTTTCTTTAAACAACTTAATATTATCCCAAAGAACACCCCTATTATCATGAACATATTCTAGTATGCTTTCTGGTTTCTTTTTCTTAAAGATACTTAATATACTCATAGCTTTTACAAAGATATGAATTTTATGGGAAACTTTTAAACACTTGACTTTTTACAGCAAATAGTTCTGTGGCCGATGTGTTATCGTTTGTTAATGTGAACTCACAAAAATGACCCATCACGCCCTGAGACTCTGCTATAGAATTTTTAATGTATAAAAAATATTCATTATCTGATGGTATAGGTCCTGCTCCTGGAATAGAGGTGTTGATTACAACCTTAGATGTTCCATTGTTTGAGAGAACAACTGACGTAATTACACCTGCTAAGCTTGGTTGTAGCACCCCTAAAATATCAACTCCAAAATAAAAAGCATCGCCAATGGAAATCATTGAGTCTAATATGGTTGGAGGAACAAACGTAATCTCTGTACCTACAAGTCCAACCTGTATACTATCACTCACACCAACGCCTGTTAATGAACGTAAAGGATATTGGTCTGAATTAGCTGGAACACTTCCTTCATTTCTAATGTAAGAAAACCAGTCACCTTCCTTCTTCTCAAACTCAGAGTAGTCAATAATTCCTGTAGTCTGTAAATCTGTTATAAAAGTTCCAGTCCAAGCGTCATCCCCCTCTAGAGCAATTGTTTTAAATTTTTTATTTTCCAGAGGACTGTCATTAAATATACTTGTCAATGTAGAAACCCCCTGCTCTCCGTAAAAATTATTTCTTACCTCGTTTGTATTGTGCTCGTAAAGGTTGCCTCCTTTAAAGCTGTACATAAACTGATTCATTCCTTTTATAATCTCAGGGTAGTAAGAATAAAAAGAAGGCCACCCCTTAGAGGATGTGCTGTATGTTAATGTGTATAAAAAGTTTTCTTCCATATTTTAAAATTAAAGCTGGTCACATACCTGACCTATGCCACATTCAAGTATATCTATCACCGTCTGGCTCTCAATCTCTAAAACCTTAAAGGTAGTTCCAGGGTCGCTGGTTGTTGTTTCGAACTCCGAAACAGCATAAAAACCATCTGAAATCGAGGCCCCAGCTATTACATCTGTAATGATTATTTGAGTATAGCTATTGCCAGATACAGTAGTAAATTCTACGTCTATATCAAAAGAAGAACCTAACTGACAAAAAGTAGAACAGATACTCTGTGGGTTTAGAACTCTAAAGAAGCTAGGCTCAACACACTCCTCTGGACAATTCTGAGCAGGCTGTAAAACACAGTTAACCAGCTCACGCGCAATAGTCTCGTCAGAATAAAATCCATCAGGGGCACAGGTATCCATTCCAATATCTGTAAAGATGGCGGTTGATGACGCGAGGTCAGGTCCGTTTAGGTAATATGTTTCAAGTTGTGGCATTATATATTTTTTAAGGTTCTTGACAATCGCAGCAGGCGTTCTGAAGGCTTGATGTTGAATAGCATAAGCTTGCAGGTGTTGACTGTCTGTAGTCATACACTAGATACAGGTTGCCACCGACATCAGGCATTGTAAATTCTCCTGAATAAATTAAAGGTGCTTGACTAATATTCAAAGGAAGTGGAGCACCTGCCGCACTTAATAAGCTTGTTATCCCAGCAGTTGTTGACGGGTAATTTGTACTTGTTCTCAATGAATAAAAAGAATCTTGAGATGGGTCAAACACAAAACTATCCGTTGGTCTCTTGTTAGATATAACGCTTACTTCAGCACCGTTAGCAGGAACAACACCTGCTCCTTGCGGAGCAAATATATCTGTATACTGACTTATAATAAAAGCACCTGTATCATCTAAAAACGTAACCTGCTCACTATGAAGCGGTGATATAAACGAACCGTCTGTCCACCTGTACTCATTATGAATATTGTTTCCAGAATCAGAAGCGTTTGTTAAACATATTTGATGCACTCTAATACCTGTTGGAGCTGGACAAGCAAGCCTAACTGTCAAAGAGGAATTCTTTTTTCCCTCAATAAACACAGTTGCTGTAGTTTGTGAAACACTATTCTTATCAAAAATAAATCCAGTTGTTCCGTTGGAAAGCAATGTAGTGGGTACGACATCAACAGAGTTGTATCTAACCCTAATAGAACTAAGGTCAGAACCTGCTGGTGTTTGTGCGGTTGCGGTTAAAGCTGTGTCTCCAACTAATGCGCCTAGGTCTAAGCAGTACTCAATAGATTTGTCGTTATTAAAAGCAAACTCTCTGTTGATACCACAGGCAATACATTCTTCTTCTGAAGGTAATTCAATTGGGTTCATACTAAGAACATACTCGTTCATGTACGGGTCAAAACCTCCAATCTTTTGATAGTTGATGCTTGATATAAACCTGTCTCTAAACCACGACCTCATTCCTGATTCGGATACAACCGTAAGCTGCTCGTTAGACCCTGAAGAACCTGTTAGTTTTATAACAGCTCCTCTTTTGGCATCAGTAAAATACTTATCAAATCCCCACGAACAGAAGCTCTCAGGGTTTCTAGATATTCCGTACTCTTCAATCCTAGCTATCTGCGTTCCTAGTACCTCAGGTATAGAGGCAACTGTACCTCCTCCAATTGAATCACTAATCAGGTTCTTACCTGCTAACACATATGATATCTTATCCTCCTGAAGCACAAGTATATCGGTTTCCCTACCGCTTAATTTTTCAATAGGTCCGTATACATCCTCAAGCGGTTTGAAGTTTAGTAAACCTAAGTTAAACTCATTAAGCTTATTTACATTGCTCTCGTTATTGTATACACCACTATATGTTAAGTCCGCAAAACGATGCGCCTGTCTAAACTCTACCTCTGATGTAGATGTGGTTCTTTCTCCTAAAGAAAATTCTTTACCAACAATAGAGTCACGAATCCTATAGCTCTCAACTCCGTTACCAAAAGAAAAACAATTAAAGAAATCAGTTTTTATAATAGCTGGCTGAGTCGCGGTCTGATTCTGTATATTACCTTCATGTGCTCCAGTACTTTTATCAATACTATAAACATCAGCTGATTCATACCACAAATCAGGAGTAGCATCCTGAGGCTCTGTTTCAAAAACTAGCGTGGTCTCAGCTCTGAATACTTCAATTGTAGCGTCAATACATGCGCGTCTCTTCTGATTACTAGCAGCACCTGAACAGCTATTTGTTCCTACAAGACCTAAGAACAATGAATTTGTAGGGTCTCCTACAGTCCCACTTTCGTTACCTTCTATAAACTGCCACTGATAAATACATCTATCCTCAGGCATCTGCGGTGTGAGTTGCCCAAGTTGATTGTTATAGAAATTAGCAAAGTAAGGAGGAGGACAATCCTGGTCTCCAGCCACCTCAACCCTACCGCCATCAAGCCTTGCCTCGACATTGTCTCCATCAAAAAATTCTTTAAAATTATCGTAGTCCTGGGAGGCTACTAATCTAAGCTCTAAAATATACGCTCTTTTTTCACACTTCCCATTAGTTCCGTTCCTGTTAAATGTAACATTTATATTTACCCTAGACCCCTGAGGTATGTCGTACTGTAAATGGAACCCAGGATTAAGTGGGTCTGGAATACTTACAGGATACAGCAACCTTGGATGCTGACCTCCTCTTTTAGCGCAATTACTTTTAGCTCCTTCTAGTATAACTGGTAAATCAGCTTCTATTACTGTAAAGTCATTAGGAATAATTTTCATGTAAGTCCCTGCAGGTACTGGAATATCCTCACCTCCTGATGTTACAGGTGCTGGCTCTATAAAATCCCTAGTCTCAGCAGTCTTAGTTAATACAGTAGCGTACTGACATCTAGATGTTACACCGCTTGTGTCAGCCTTTACCCTTAGCCTATCTCCTTCCTGAACCTTTCTCGCGTTCTCCCCTTCTAATAAAAAGAATACCGCAGACGTTGTGGAGTCAGCTATGAAAAGATTTGTAAACACTGTATTGTAGTCCTCAAAGTCAGGCTTCATAACAAACTTATATCTATCAGCCCAAGAGGGCGCAAGCTGTGATTGTGGAATAGTAACCTGCACAGTGTTCTGTGTTGCAGATTTTGAGCAGCCCACATGAACTGTGTTCAGAGGGCTAACTAGAGCTGTACTAGAACGATTAAACTCATCCATATATACAATACCTACCTCATAGTCTCTATCACTATGAAGACTTTTTGGGTTTCCTGTGCTTAAAAAAGTACCGCTTGATGAATTTACTTTATAGTACTCATATACATCTTGTGTTGGATTGTTTACATCATCAACAAACCTCATAGCAATAGGAACAATACCTATCTCTGTGCTTGACGGAGAGCTTATTATTCTTATTGGCTGCAATTCCCCACTAATACCACTAGCAAATTTAGTTAGCGTGTCCAGGTTGTTAGGTATAAAACAATTAAAATTATCTGTTATGGTGTTACCATCACAAGAGGTTTCATTTCCTGGTATATTATCAAACACAGGTTTTATGTTTGCCGCTGTTCCTAAAAGATTAACAAACGATGGGTCAATAGATAAATCATAAACACTGTTAAAATCAACAGGAAGATTAAAAGAAAAGTCTAGCTCTAAGTTATTTGATGTTTGAGTTGGGTGAGGCTGGTCGCCACTGAAGCCTTCATGACCATATCTAATCTCAAAAAACAAAGTTGCGCCTGCCTTTAGTTCAACATCAGCAAGGTCAAAAATCGCTACTGCATCTGGAGTGTTTCTCTGAACATCAATAGAGTAAAGATAAGAAGTGCTGTCGTCTGGAAATTCTCCAATACCAATTTCTTCAGAAATAAGTTCCGTAAAATATTCTAGTCTTATAGGGTTCTGGTTTAAGTCCTCCAGGTCGTACCCGTCCACATAGTTTCCATATATTAAACGGTTGCCCATAACTGTTTGAGCCTGAGCTTTTAGCGGAACATTATCAAACATTCTAACAAGCTGCGTTGCATTAAGAACTGTGTATATTTTACTGTTGTTAAAACTTAAAGTATAATTAGTATTGTCTGCGTACCCTAAGTTTTGTTTATTAAATAATTCAATTGACTTTATAACATTGCTTGTCGTTTCTTTAAATACAACCTCTACAGATTTAACTAATCTCCCTCCAGTATTGAATGCAACATTGGCGCTATTAAAAGCGTTTATCATTCCTTCATTTAATCCTGAGTCTATAGTATACTCAAAGTTCTTAGGGACAAATGCTGGCTCGCTGAACTGAGATAACGCAGAGTACTCTCCGTCCTCGTACCTGTACCTGTATGCGAATGTTATAAATCTTTCTTCTAGAAAATTCTCTTCACCACCAACATTAACCAGCTCGAAAGTTGGTGCCTGTGTAGGTGGTTTTTTAATAACTAATAACTGTTCAGCTAAGTCAACAGCAAATGAATCATAGTTTCTTTTAATGTTTATAACCCTTGGCTGATTATAGTTGTCAGTCCAGAACAATAAGTCTTCAACTCTATTTACACCTGTAATTAAAAATCTAGAATTAAAATTAAGAACTGATATATCGTCTGGAACTAAAGGACTTGAAGTTGTTACAACATGATATGTAAGCAGTGTTTGTGTTACGTTAAAAGATACCACTAGGTCAGCTATCCCACTATTAAAGGATGAGTCATGAATAAACCAGTATATAGTTTCTCTTTGTCCGTCTTCAAAAGCACCTATACACTTAGCCTGTTCGCTTAACGGAATCCCGTTTATACTTAAGCTAGTCAATCTAGTATTCCCTTTTGCGTTCTCAACAGAGCCTATCTCTGAGTCTTCTGTAGAGCCAAGCCTTACGTTTAAGGCATCAACGTACTCACCATTAGGCAATAAGCGTTCATCAACGCTTTTATTCATTCGCCCTGTAATAAAATTTCTAGTAACTTCTGCCATGTTTATTTAATCCACTTATCCATACCTCTAATGTTTTGTAATAAACGACCAGGGTGTATGTTGCTAATTCGTAATTTAGCGTTACGTAATAAAGCTGAACTTCTTTTTCTTGCTCTGCTTACAATATATTCTTGTACTCCAAACTTTCCGTTTAGTATAGCAAACTGAATGTAAGCATAAACATATTCTTCAAATAGTTTATTAACACTTATTAAGGTATCATCTCCACCCTCCATTCCGTCTGACACATACTCTAGTATACAAAGCTCGCCTGCCATATCAGAGCTAAAGTTTATAACTCCAGCTTTTTTATTTATTTTAAATGTCGGATTAAAGTTTGCCGTCTCTGTGTTTAATCCAAACGCACCTCCAATACCGTAATCAAAATACCAGGCCCCATCAATACAGTACCCTTCTCTGTTGTTGTAAGGACTGCGCTCATTTAAGTAAATACTTTTTTTCGTACCTTCTATCCTTTGAAGGTCTATCGTGGATGTAGATGGCTTTAAAATGTTTCCATCCTCATCGAACAGTATTCTACAATCATTGTCCTGTAAATAAGCATTACTCCAGTTAGTCTGAATGTTTTCTGTTAAAGGCCTAAGAATACCATCTTTATATAAAGATATTCTTACCCAGTTTACATAGTCTGAAGGAAGAACATATCTTAGTGTATCACAAACGTCTAGCTCAAGAACCTTTAATTCTTTAAACGCATCATAGTTAAGTTCTTGTATTGCTCTCTTAGCATGAAACAATACCCTGTATCTTTCTTCATTGTTTACTAGACTGTGATTGCCTGCATACATTAACATAAAATTGTTTACTATATCATACAGGCTTACGTATTGGTATGACCCCCAGTTAGCATCTTCTGGTGAGTTTCCATTATTTTCATAGTACTGATATTCGCTTAGGTATGACATTATTTTTCGTTTTGATTATCTGTTGTATCTAGAACCTGTCCAAACTGAGCAATCTCATTTTCTCTAATAGACATTCCTGCGTACTGTAGTATCTTGTTTACTAAACTAGGCTCATCATCAAGGGGTAATTCAAAATCCTGATACAAAGAACTAGAAGGATTAAAGGCAGGTGTGCCTCCAACTAGAGATGCATACGTCCACTTAGGGTCTTTCGGATATCTTATATACTGACATAAAACTCTTCCTAAAGAAGTCTGTCCTTCATTAACACCAACTTGTATGTCCTGTGGGTAAACCTGAATCACAGTAGAGCTATTTGAATATGCAGGAAAAAGCTCTGTTGGCTTGGTTAAGTTAGACATATTCAATTGAGTTATCTTTCTATTAGTAACCTTCTCGCATTCGTTTACTCCATTTGACAAACTTAATATACAGTAGCTATCACCTATGGTTATAAAAATACCTGCATCTAAATACAAAAGGCTAGGGTCTGTTTGGTCTACAAACAATACGCTTGCAACTTCACTTGTCGTTTTGTTAACCACAACGTCTCCAGGCTTTACGCCAACAGTTGAGAAATTTAAGGTTGAATCTTTCATTGTAAATTGAACAGTAGCTAAACCCACAGTGTTAGTGCTTTGAACAACAAGGTACTTGGTTAAAAGTAAAATCTTGTTTATTAAATAATAATCAGAGCCTGTAGTGGCTGTAGATGGAACACTATATGATGCAGAGGCTGAGGGTAAGGCCAATGTTTGAGATGCTCCATTCGCATACACAGGAACAAGAAAGTTTTGTTCTGAAAAAATATCTATTGCCTCCTCGTAACCTTTCTTTAAATCAGCATAACCAACACCCGAAGCTCTTGCGTTCTCCTTCATTAGCTGATAGTTGTACTGATAAAAATAATCTTCAAAAATATCTAGCTGTGCCTGCTTAGCGTATAAATTAAAATCACTAGGGGTAATATACCCATAGTTATTTTTATTAAGGACCGACAGTACTGTTTCTCGCACTGAATTTATTATACTCATTTGTCTATTTATTTACAACAAAGATAAGCAAAAAAAAAAGAGGCTGCATTTAAGCGACCTCTTCTCCCAATTTAAAATAAAAACAAATAACTTTATAAATAACTTTACAAATATATAATTTATTTTTTATTTTCAAGGTTAGTTTCAAGGAATTTTAATACCTCAATACCTTCATCGGATTGAAGATACCCAGCTACTACGTAGAAAGGGTCTTCTCCATAAGGAATGTTAACCATTCTTTTCTTATTTTTAGATGTATTAAAGTATACATCCTTCTTATTATTTTTAAATATTAATACCTTGTGAGAAAAGAACTCCTGTACTTTAGAATTTAATTTTAAAGTTGGGTCTTGAACTGCTCGTAAAAAATCTCCTGGTGCTTGCTCAGCATATATTAATATATCTCTTTTTAGTTCTGCAGACGTTGTTCTTGATACATCTGTATTAAAAAGAACTCTAGCTAAAGCCTCAATCTGTTCTATATCTAGCTGACGAGCCTCTATTAGAGCGTCTACTCTGGTATTTAAAACATCCATCTCCTGCTTAGCATCTTTTTCTACATCTACTTCTACAAATTTACTACCATTCATAGGGTGGTAATGAAGAAATTGTTGAAGAGACTGATTGTTTCTTGGAACAGATAAGAATCCGTCTTCAAAAACAATTGGCTCTACAATAGCGTTTCCGTCTTGCTCATCTTCAAAAGGACTCTTCTGGTTTCTAGCATAGCGTAAAGCTCTGTTAGTTCCTGTGTCTTCATCAAAGTGCATTAAGGGATATCTTCTTGAGTTTCTAGTTGGCAGCATAAAAGAAAGTGGTGCCGCATCTTTGGTAAGTTTATAGGTCTTATTGACCATTACATTTTTTTTCATTTAATTATAATTTAGATTTAATAAAAGTAATAACTACCCTCGTCACAATAACAAGGGTAGTAATTACATATTTAATTTATGATTGGAAAATCACAAAGTTGTTTGCACCCATAGTACATACACATCTTTCAGATAGGAAGTTTACTTCCATCGCATCTAAATCAGATGTCATTGCACCACCAGCTGAACCTGTAATCCAGGTCTTGTACTTTCTGTCTTCAGTTTCTGAAGCTCTGTAACGTACATGTAAGAAAGGACGCTTAGCATTCTTTCCAAGGATTTGGTCATAAACAGTAGTTGAACCTGCTGGTACTAACAAACCGTTTACAGCTCCTGTTCCAGTTAGACCACCGCGCATAGTTGGGTCGTTTAGGTATTTCCAGTCAGACTTGTAGAAGTCGTAACCTCTACGGAATCCTGTAAATCCTAAGTTAAGAGCCATCTCCTCATCGTTGTCAAAAAGACCATAAGAAGTACCTCCTCCTCCATAAGAGTTTTGTGATGCTAACATATCGTCAATATCAAATCCAAACTGTCTGTTTAAGAAAAGTACGTTCTCTTCAATTGAACCTTGCTTATCAAGTCTAGATATTATATTGTCAAAGTCTTGAAGAGCAACTGGGTTTCCACCAGCCCATACATTTCCTCTAGTTTCCACTGCGTGGAAGATACCTTCAGAACCTTTGTTTCCTACATCTCCACCTGCTGCAATTGCTCCAGAACCTGCCTCTGCTGGTACCGCCTCAATCATAGCCGTTTCAAGGTAGTCATCAAAACGTAAACGAGTTTCGTGCTCAGACTTCAAGTACCATAGGTATCCTGAAGCTCCGTTCTCAGTAGTCACTTCAATCCATCCGATTTGTGCCATATCAGAACCTGATACTGCATACTTATCTTTGATAATGATTGGAGAGTTGTCGAAGATTTCATCTTCAGCCTCTAAAGAACCTTGCATTCCGTTACTTCCTTTTTTGAATTCAGAACCGTAGATAAAGATAGTTACGTCTGCATTACCTGCACCTGTACCACCTGTATAACCTTGTGCGTTATAAAACGCTACAGTTATTTGGTTGTCGTTTAATCCACCTGCAACACCTACTGCTGTTACAATTCCTTTGAATTCTCCTGAACCGTCATTGTTAGTAACAACTAAAGTTTGTCCAACACGAATAGCAATAGTTCCAGCTGTTAAGCCTGTTGCTGCTCTGTCTGGTACTAACGCATCGTTAATATCAAATGTTACTACGTCATTAGCAACAACTGCTGCAGTTCCACACTGTGTATATTTAGTGTGTAATCTCCCTTGCTCTGCCCACTTTACTAAGTCTGAGTTACTTGGTAACTCTGCCCCTACTAAACGTAAGAAAGAAGAGATAGTTCTATTACCATAACGCTCAAATTCTTTTTCATAAGTGTCTGGTAAATACTGATTCAAAAAGTTGAAATCAGTAATATAATTTGTAGCCAATGGCACCTGTTGTGGTGCTGGCTGTAGTTGAAAACCTGGTCCTACTGGTGTAGTATTCGGTCCTAATAATTGTCCTGCCATTTTTTAATTTTTAATGTGGTTAATTTTTTCTTTTAATACTCTTAATCTTTAACCCTCTGCCTTCACTTGCATTTACTGCACGATATTTAGTTCCACCTTTTACGGTTACCTCTGGAGCAGAACGCGTAGTCATATCGATGTTCTTCATCTTTCTGGTTACGTTATCCGTAGCTGCAGCCTTACCTTGCTCGTAAAAAAACCTTGCGAATTTATCAGGGTTCATTGCTGCTGATAATGCTTTATGGTACTCAGCTGCGTTTTTAACTAATCCATCTTCATTCAAATGATTATTAATAAAATTAATAACGCTTGATTGAGATTTTTTAATTTCCTCCACAGAACCTCCTGGATTGTATAACAAATTAGCTTCATCAATATTAACCTTAAAACCTTTAAAGTCTTGATTTAACACCTTGTTAGTTTCTTTTTCAAAGAAATCTACTTTCCTAGACTGTTCTTCTGACTGAGTCTTTGCATTCTCAACATATTGCTTGTATGCCTTGTAGTCTTCATTGTCCTCAGAAATACCAGTTGCACTTGACTCAAGCGGCTGGTGATACATTTCTTTTTGTTCATTGAAAAACTTCTTAGCTTTTACAATAGCCTTTTTCTTTTTTAACTTAGCTCTTTTAACATCAGACTCATCATCTATATCCTCGTCATAGGAATAATCCTCCATTAAAAGCTCAGCGTCTTCTTTATCAATACCTTCTTCGGTAGCTAAAAGATACTCAGTTAAAATTTGGTCTTCATCTAAGGAATCAAAGTCTCTGTTTAATTTAACATAATCTTCAATACCACGACCAGTTTTCTTTTTATATTCAAAATAAGCGGACACATCTTCTGGTAGCTCTTTATTACCTTCTTTCTCTGTAAACAATTGGTCTACAGACGATATGTCTTTATCATACCTGTTCTTTATAAATTCAAGAACATCTCTTTCTTCTAATCTAGCAGGTTCCGCTTCTTCTGAAACTGACTCTTGCTCTACAACCTCTGGCTGTACTTGTTCTTCGTGTTGTTGTTCAACTTTTTCAATTAAAGCTTCCTCTACTTGAGCAACTGATTTTTCTTCTACAGAACCTAATTCTCTTACTTTGATTTCCATTTGATTAAATTTTAGTACAAATATAGTACAATTAATTATTACATTTTATTTACTTATCTTGGGTCGAATTCAGCTAAATCAAAACCATCTAAGCTGTCTTCATTAGACTCAAACCTTTGAGGTGGTAAATTGTTTTTTCTTTGATTGATTAACCTTGATTGTTCTTGATTAGCTTGACTAATTCTGCCTGACTTAGCGTCCTCTCTTCTTGTTTCTCTTGATGCTAATGCCTCTGCTTCCATTCCATTAAGCTGTTGATTATAGCTAAACTCTTCAGCCATCAGCATACTTTTTAGCTCAGCCTGATTTTTCATCTTCTCTATTTCAAAAGCTATCTCCGCTTGTTTCATTTGCATTTTGGCCTGCATCTCCGCTTGAGATTTCTGCATTGCCATCTGGCCTGCCATCTGTTGAGATTTTAATTGTGAAGCCGCTTGCATCTGCTGCGAAAGCATCTCCGCTTTCTGGTCTGCGTCTTGCTTTTGTTTTCTCTTTACTTTTAATAATTGATTTGCAAGCTTTATGTTTCTTATTTCTCTAATATCAATTGCATCCTCAAGATTAATATCTCCTTTAGATAAAGCTGTTTGGATATTTTGTTCTAGCTTAGATTTCTCTTCCTCATCAGGCGCTACCTCTATAAATATTCCAAAGTCGTATATATATAAATCTGAAATATCATTTAAGATACTTACGTTGTATTTTCCAATCTTATTAATAAAGTCATCTTTAAAATCTGAGTACTCTAACACATCTGCAATTCTATATGTTAGTGCCTCTGCTAATGTTCTATATATGTATAAACTTCCTTGAAGTATGTGCCTAGTTGCTGTATTAGAATTTAAAGCCGCAAGCTTCTGTAGTCCCACTAAAGAGTTGGGGTCAGGAGTAGAACCATCTCTGGCTTCGTTTAAGCCTGTTACCTGGCGAATCATTTCTAAGTAATGGTTATAGTTAGATATAAGCATCTGAGTCTTACTAGCGCCACTATTAGATGTTAGTTGCTGTATAGGAACTCTTGCTTGATTAAAGTCTCCGTCCTGTGTGTAACTTCTCCCCACCACACTACCAGTTTGAAAATATAATCTTAATGCGTCTTCAGGGTTGTATGCAGCTCCTGTACCTAGGTCAACTTCATTTAACCCATCGGCATCAATAAACACACCATCTGGAACAACTCTTGAAATTACTTGCTGTAACTTTAGGTGTGTAAGCTGTATTAAATCTGTAAACGGAATCATTCTTCTAACTAAAGATTCAATAACACCCTTATACATTCTTGGGGCAACAGCCACATAATTAGGCATAGCGTGCTGAGATGCAGACTGAGGCCTTACCATATTCTTAGCAAGCTCCCATTTTAAAATTATATCCGTACCCATCACCATCACACCGTCATACCACACGTCAATTGTTTTAGACACCTTCTCAAACTTGCCGTCATCCATCATGTCTACAGGAGGATTAAATTGGTCGTCCTTCTCAATCATTTTTACACTTCCGTTTTCAGAAACTTTTTTCTTATAAACCATTTTTTTTGTGGTCTTATAATTAAAGTATAACAATGTCACAGTGTCTCTGGTAAAAATATCATTCTGCTGCATCTGGGCAACATTGTAATAGTCATACCAGCTTTGGCTGTACTTAGATATTTTTTCTAAGTCTTCATTTGTAAGGCTTGTATCTATTTTTAAAAGCTCATTAATTGGAAGAACCTTTACTTCTCCCCAATAAAAACAATCTTTAAAGTGTGGGTCTTCCGTATAGCTGTATACAATATTTGCAGGGTCTACATACGAGACCTTAACTCCTGAACCTGGTAGAAACTCATGCTTTGCACAACCAATACCTAAAACAGTTAGGTCGTAGTCTATTCTTTTTCTTACATCACTGTAATGGTTCTCCGAAAACATTGTATCAATTGCCTCTTCCTCTGCTATCTCGATAGCTGGTTTATAATTAAGAGTCATATACAAAGTAAGTTCCTCGTCAGTCTCAGGGACCGTATCAGGATTCATGGTAAAGGGGTCTACTCCTGTTGCTTTCTGAATATCAAGAAGAAGGTCTTTAGCTGCCATTTGAGCTTCAACTACATCTTGATACTTGCTTCTTTTTCCCTGAGACAAAGCGTCCTGAGCATAGGCTTTAACTTTAAAAAGTCTGTCGGACATTCCGTTAACAACTATATCTACAAACTTAGGGAGTATAGGAACAGGCGTCCAATCAAGATTTAGGTAAGATAAATCTCCGTCTACCGCTAGTTCATTTTTATATTTTGCAACAGACTGTTCTCCTCTTGCGTATAAACGAAGTCTATGAAAATCTCTCCACTGTCCGTAGTATCTACTTCCATTGCCATCTTTCTTAAACCACTCATACTGTATCGCTTGCCCTATCTGTAAGCCAAACTCATCAGTGGCTTTTTCGGCATCTGATACAAATTGACTAGGGAATCCTACAGATGAAATATCTATCTTAACTTCTTTCATCTATCTTATTAAATCGCTTGTTAATCCCTTATTAGTATACCTTGCAAAGTTAATGGAAATTTTCGAGCTTTTCTTTTCAGGTATATAAAGATGTTTTTGACATGCCATTATAGACAAACCACTACTGATTGACGCATCAAAATTAGTTCTGTTATTAATATCAAACCTTGCCCAGTCCTCTAGAGTCCTTGTAAAAACCATTGTACCCATTAGGTCTGAATCTCTAAATGTTTCTTCTATATCCAAGCCTACATATTTTTCTATATATGACTCTATTGCTGCAGCGTGAGCTTGCTTTATATCTTCACTTGAGTTTGGTATACCACCTAACTCTTTTTCTGTTCGTGATAATTTATTATATGATTTATCAGGCCTGTTTAAAGAGAACCCTCTATAACCTCTATTCTTAAAGTGATATAGTAAACGTGGCTTATTGTTCTCAACCAGTATAGGCATACCGTAAAATACACAGGCCATTAAAACTTCTTCAAAGAATATCTCTGCCGTTTGAGGTCGTGCTACATACTCAAGAAAAAACTCATTGCTAGGGGCTTCGTCCATATTAAATTTAGTTAACCCATGAAGTGCTCCATTAGAACCTCTGCCACCTACTGTTCCAGAGATATCATAACTGTCACATCCAAACGCACCAAGGTGTTCATTAGCAGGTAATTTTTTTCCATTTCTGTTTATAACTCGGTTCTGTAAATTTTTGTTTGGAGTCCAGGATACTAGAAACCTCCCTCTATTATTTGGAGTCCATATTACTTTTGTATCTTTAATTCCATCCTTCCACGAGAACGAGCCCCTTGTAAGATGGTGCTCCCTAATAACAGAATCGTTATAGTCTATCTGTTGATATATTCTTGTTAGGTTAAATAAAGATTGCTTACTCTCGTCTCTAAACGCATGTGATTCAGTTCTCGGAAATTGCCTGTAAAATTCATTCAATGCATCAGGGTCACTCTTTAAAGAGTCTACCTCATTCTCCCAATAATCAATTGCTCCCTGATTTATACTTTCACCGTCTACTCCTACAATAGATTTTATAGGTGTTCTAAATACAGGCATGCCATACCTATCTATAAATCCTTCCATATTCCATTCCATAGGGATGAAAAGTGAATATAGTCCGCTTTTAGTTTGACCATTTGAATTACGCTTACTTAATGAAGAATCTTCAAATAACTTTTTAAAGTTAGCCCCTCCTTTACTTAAGGCATTTGACGTAGAGCCCATCATACATTTTCCAATAACCTTACTACCTAAGCGCAAACAAGTTTTTGTAACTCTCCAGTTATTAAGTATATTGTTAGGTTTTATCCACTTACCACTTTCATCATGCACCAGTAGCAATAGCTTCTCCCCATCATAAGAGTTGTCGTCAGTATTTTTCCAATCAATTGTTGTGTCTAATCCTAAAAGCTCTTCTGCATCTGAATTATACATATTCTTCTTTGTAATCTTAGATGCAGGTATCCTAAACGCTAACTCAGTTTTAGGTTTGTCCATACCATCCTGGATAGGTTTAAAAAAGAAAGGTAATCTATTTGCTATAGGAACAACCTTATCTGTAAACATTTTCTTTGAATCAGAACCTGTCTTTGACAATATGCCAACCCTTGAATCTTTTGCTAAGGTACCTGTGTTTACACATTCTGAAGAGCCCATATAAGAAAACCCAGAGCGCCTTATCTTAAGGTACGTCATTCCAAAAGACCTATTGTCTGCTTTACATGCTTCCCAAAAAATATAAAATATCCTGTTCGCCTCTCTGTAATCTGGATAACCAACATCAATCGAAGTCCATTGAAGGTACATGTAATGAGCTCCAGTTATGTACGTAGGTATTCCGTTGTTATAGAACCAATAGCCAAGTTCTCTGCAGTCAAATTCATTCTCTATATAATCTACCCAATTATTTTTAAACTCGTTAGGCATTTCATTCCATTGGAATATAGATTGAATTCTACTAAGCTGCTTAGGTATATCAATTCGTTCCCAGTATTGCATGGGATTAGATTTAGAGCGAGAATTTATTTTCTTAGGTCTCTTAGGTAAACCAATTATCAACCCTTGAATATTTAATATATCTCCTACCTCACCGCTTTTAGATATGCAGATAAAATCATACTTCTCATTGTATCCATACTCCCAACTTTTTTTTCTGTTCTTGTTGGTGAGTACCGCTTTAGGTATGTAGTCCTCTAAAGACTTATACAGTATATTATTTAGACCTTCTTTCTGCAAATCCTTGTTTTGTATTTACTTTATTATCTCCTTCAGCTAAATCTAAAGCTGCCTTCTCTGCGTCTATTCTGTTTAGTATTTCAAATGCATCAAAGATTGCTAGCTTTTTAGTTGCCGCTGCGTTCTTTAATCTGTCTGCCGCCAGGTCATCTTCGGGGTCGTGCTTTATTATATCCTCCCTAGCAACTTTTATCAACTGCTCTACTGCGCTTCTGGCAGCGGATATAATATCTAGTTTTATTTCTGTGTTTGATTTCATAGTATCATTATTATTTGATGGTCGAACATACGATAAAGTTTTTCTCCATCAACCTCAAACTCATACTCACTATCAGGCTTAAAAGAAATTAAATCTCCTTTCTTAATTCCTTGACTACTTAATTTTTCATTTGGAATCTCAACTAATCCAACTAAGGGTTCTTCTTTTGTATTCTTAAATATAACAGACTCCTTTGTTTTCACTGGCTTAATATAGCAGTACCTGTCATGAGCATACCATACATCATCTTGCTTGTAAGCAAAGTACTGGTCATGGTCTACTAAGAATAGGTTGTCTTTTAAAAAACTTTTACCACTTCTCCTTTGACCCCTGATGTCATTGTAGAATTTAAAAACATTGTGATGAACAAGGAGGGTGTCTCCTTCTTTTATGGGACCAGAATAATCTATAGGTAACGCCTTTACTTCAGCATACCTATTTGAATATCTTACGTCCTCCTCTGAAGAGCTAACTAAAAAGTCTATACCTCCAATGTTTTTAGTATTGGAGTATCTTTTATTTTCTCTGGGGGTTACTATAAAGTCTGTTGGTGATTTCAAAAGTTTATGTTGTATTCAATGGACACAGGCATAGCAGAGCTAAACTCTTTCCAAAGAACAACAACATCGTCTTCTTCTATGTAAATCTTGTAGGAGTGTAATAAAGAGTCGTACTTTATTAAATGAATCTTGTATGCTCCATTCAACACGTTCTGACCTACTAAGTAATGCATAGCCCCAGACTTATAATCTGGACCGACAGATATTTTTCTTATATCCATTATATTAAATTAAAAATTTATATTAAATAAAATTCAGTTAAGCATAAAGCGTAACGCTTGTGCTGGCCGCTTGACTTCCAAGCAACTGTCCTGCTGCCACTACTCCTGCTGGAGTATATGTTCTAAACAAAAACTCTTTAAACTCTGTTGTTATACCTCCTGAAGTTTGACTTCCTAGCGTGAAACTGTAAACCCTAGCTACATTGTCCCCAAACTGCAACGCTAGTTTGTCTCTATCTGTAGGTACGGTTGAAGGGGTGTAAGTTACTCGAAGCCTATATTCTCCATCTGCATCCTTTGTGAATGTTATACCTCTAAATGTAGTCGGAGTAGTTGTTGGGTCTCCTACAAATAATGTAGATGTTTGTGTTTTTTGTATTTCTGGAACACCCAAAAAATCTACACCTATCTGACCTACCCATGATAAAGGCTGACTTGCATCAGTTTCTATAACCTGACCCTGTGCAGTAACTCCTAATGTTTTAGCTACCGTTCCTGTAATAGTTCCACTTCCGTAAGAAGGTAAAGAAACAATTCCTGCTTTAGTTATCTCTAATGCGTTAGACTCATTTCCTGCTGTTTCTCCATTACCTATAACATAGAGCTTATCTGTTGCAACCCATGCGTCTACACTTCCAGGAGTTCCTACTAGGTTGAATGAACCTAAAACAGTTTCACGATAAGATGTAGACTCTAGGTTTGTACCTATTGCAAGGCCTTGTTCACCAGAAACTTTACTACCGCTTCCTATTGCCATACCTTTTGACGCTGTCAAAACCACTGTGTTTTCAGAACCAATACCAAAACCTTGTGGAGCATTAACTTGATTCTCGTCTCCCCATGCGTTTGATTTAGTTGCTGTAGTTTCATTTCCAGTTCCTAAAGATATTGAATAAGAACCTGATGCTGTATTGTCTTCTGCTCCAAGAGCTATTGAAAAGTTTCCAGAGGCTTCATTGTCAGTTCCAAGTGCAAACGAGGAAGTTCCTGATGAAACATTGGAGCCACCAATAGCTACTGACTCCTCACCTGATGCTGTTGAGTTTATACCCAAAGCAACAGAACCTACAGCTAATGCACTGTTTCCTTCTCCAATTGCTAATGAGCGTTTTCCTGTGGTCAATCCACCTGCCATCGCTACTGACTCTTGACCTTCTGCTCTTGATAAAGGAGTAGCAGCAAATGACGCTTTACCTATTGATATACCTGATGACAATGCTGTTGAGTTTTCTCCTTCTGCAACACTTATATTTCCCAAGGCAACAGAGTACTTACCTCTTGCGTTAGATAAATATCCTGCTGAAATCCCGTATCCTTTTGCAAATACAGATGTTTCATTTATTGCTAACATAGTTCCAGCAGCAACTGTAAAAACACTATCACCTACTATCTCCCAAACATTAGTAGAAGTTTCTATAGCTGAAAGAACTACAATTGGAGTTAATGGATACTCTGATTGAGAAGGTATAAAAATTTCATCACCTGCAGTTATTGTTCCGCTAAGTATGGTTGCTTCAACTGAGCTTGTGGTTGGTTGACTTATAACTGTCGCAAGCACCGCACCTGAAACTGATTTACCAAGAGCAACATCAGCATTGTTAGCTGAGAAAGATTCTTCATTGGCAGCTAACGAAGCCTTACCATAAGAAAGAGTCATGAGTCCTAAAGATAAACTGTCTTCTCCATAAGAATAAGCGTCTTCTCCCATCGCTATAGATTTTGCTCCTTCTGATTTACTATCAGAACCTGCTGCAACAGAACTACCTCCATAAGCATCAGAGCTGTTTCCCATCGCCATAGACGAATCGCCTGAAGCTATAGAGCTTTTTCCTACCGCAAATGACCAGGCTCCCGATGCAACACTACCACCACCAAGGGCTACAGCAGCATCTGCTGAAGCCTCTGTGCTTGCTCCTATAGCAACAGAACCAATCCCCGAAGAAATCGTGCCTGAGCCTATAGCTACAGAGCCATCGCCTGAAGACAAAGCGGCTTTACCTATAGCTATTGCAAACTGCGCATCAGTCTCTGCTCCGAAACCTACTGCGAAAGCAGCGGTTCCTTGCGCTTTAGCGTTCTCCATCAAAGCAATAGATGACTCGTCTGAAGCAATAGCTCCTGAGCCTAATGCAAATGAATAATCTGCCTTGGCCTCTGCCCCTCTTCCAACTGCAAAAGAAAAGTCTCCATCAGCTTTACTGTCTTGTCCAAAAGAATTAGCTGCTTCTCCATCTGCCTCTCCACTTCCAGTGGTGTCATTGAATATTAAAGAGTTTGTTCCTACTCCATTTTTTATTTTTGAATCTCCTAGTTCATTTGAGCTCGTCCATATTGCAACAGTACCAGCTGTTCCACTACCTGTAAGAACAGATGAGTTGTCAATCTTATCCCAGAATACATTACCTAATAAGTCTTCAGATATAATTGCCCAGTCACCAATTTCCCAGTCTGTTATTGTTCCTCCTCCTTGAGTGTCAAGCGGAGTAGTACCAGCTGTAGAAACTATCCAGTAGTATCCAGTGTTTGCAGGTATTAATAACGAGCTACTTAAAATAGGGAAGTTTGTACTAGCATTCCAGCCTCCTTGGAATTCTAATCCTGACCCTTGATAGTTCTCCCATCTTACAGTTCCATTAGTTTGTGAAACTAACACCTGTTCACCTGTACCTACGTTACCTGCCGCATCAGCAACCTGACCAAGCAATACCGCTTCTCCTGAGCTGGTAAATTTTCCTTGTACAGTTAAGGATGCTTCCATCACGACCCCGTCTAAAAACAGAGACTCTCCCGTAACCTGTAATTCATCTCCTACTTTAACATCTTCAGAAACAATCAATGTTCCCGAACCAGTCCCGTTGTCAAGTGTTAACACATTACCTGAAAAATCTTGAAACAGCAGTGAATTAACTAATGTGTTTGAGCTACTAAACATTGCAATTCTAAATGGGTCTCCATCTAAAATTGTTTCTGCAGTAAAATTAGCAATGTCACCTAGCGTAAAAGTTTTTGTCTGCTTTGGAACAGGACTAGAACTTGAAGAGGTTCCAATTAAATAGTCTCCACTTTCTATTGGAGATTGATTAGGGTACGATAAGGTGTTACTAATTTTAGCCATTGTTTATTCTTTTTTTTCGGTGACCTCTCCTGTCTGTAAATTAATCACAGACTGGTCTCCGTATTTTTTTATTAGTTCCTGTTCAAGCTTTACAAACTGAGCCTTGATTAATTTTACCTTTGAAATAAGACCTTCTTTTTGAATCTCTAAATCTCCAATAGAGATTTTAGATTGCGTAAAAGATTTATTTAATTCTTGTAAACTGCTTAACTCTTCTTGTGATAATTTTTTACTTTCCATTTTATTGAATTTAATTTTAATATTTATACAAAGATACTATTTATTTTTTTGTCTCTGAATAACTCTTCATCATCTTCTCTCCTGTCCTTCCTACTACGTATCCACCTATTCCTATTTGAAGCAAAGTCCAAAACTCATCCTCCAACACAGGGATTCTTAAATTAAATAAAGGACCCACAAACTTTACATAGATTACTATAAAACCAAAAGACAACATAAGTATAGGTCTCCAGCTTCTTTGTAGCCAATTGCCTTTAGCTTCTGCGACTATGATTTCAGTTTGCATTTTCTGTAACTCTAATTCTTTTTGAATAAGAATTTGCTTAATTACATTCTCTGCTTTTATTTTTTCTTCTTTAGAGGTGAACAACTTATCTAGTCCTCCTAGTAAGTCTTTAACTACACTTCCACCAAACCAGTCTATTATCTTTTTCATAATTCTTTATATTCATTAGTTGCATCAAAGCTCGGACAATCTTTATCTGAGAAATCCCGATGTCCATGTATAACAGAATCGGGGAAAATATTTTTAAGTAACAGCAGTAGAACTAAGAGGGAAGATTTTTGTTCGCTTGTTCTGTTGTCTTCAGAGCACATGTCCTTGTCAACACCTCCAGCATAACATATCCCTACGGAAGATTTATTGTGTCCTTTTGTATGAGCACCAGATTTTTCTAATGGCCTTCCTATTTCTATCCGACCATCTCTTTTAATAAAAAAATGGTAGCCAATACCTGACCACCCATTTTCTAAATGCCATTCATTAACTCTGTCTGCATCTACATCCATGTTGGGAGGAGTTGCTGAGCAATGAATAATTATTTTATTTATTTTTCTTTTCATTGTGATTAATCCATATTCTTTGAGCTGTATATATAATAGAACCTGCCAATAGAATTAATTTTAAAACCATTTCAACTTTAGAAAAAGAGACCACCAAGCTTAATGAATTAAGCGTATATATTTTAATATCCTGCAAAGTCATTATTCTTTTATAAGTGTATACTCTACATTAAGGTCTAGCGCCATACTATTTGTTTGATTGCTCTCTACCATAGTGCGCGTATTTCTCCAGCTGTTGTTCCTGTATCGTAAACTTGAATTACGTTTACAGGAAAAAATTGACCTGCATAACAACCAACAAATACTATGTCATCACCTCCAGCGGTTTGAACTCTAACATCTCCTGGAAGTCCTATATATAAAACACACCCATTATTTGGTGTATCAGGATTAGATATGTTAGGAATTAAATCAGTGTCGCTAGGAGTAACTACTGCCGCCCTACTTGCGTTTAACTTTTGATATGCCATAATTATGATTTTTTAGGTGGATATATTTCTTGAAGTTTTTTAAGAAGGTTTTCACGTTTTGCTTGCATTGCCAATTGTTTTTCTTCTTTTGTTTCAGGTTTTTTTCCTATAAACGGAAGCCCTGTAGGAAAACCTATTGGAGGAACTTCACCTATAAATTTAATAGATTTACTTGCATAGGGTAATTTTCCAGGCTTTTCTTTAACATCAATTACAATCTCTGAATATTCTAAATCTTTTGCTGCATCGGGTGCAGGAAAATCATCTCCCTTTACTTCTCCTTTTTTTACATCTCCCACCAATACTTCTTCTGGTGCAGCTTCCCCTTCGTATTTGTATTCTACTTTAAAGGTTGCATCTATTGGTTTAAGGACTGTTCCTTTAACGTCTGTTACTTTTATTAGTGTTTCTTCCATTTTTTAAGCTATTGTAAATTCTACAGTTGTTCCTTTTTCAACAATAAAGTCCATGTCCACATATACATCGCATTCAAAATTTGCAGCATCTGCTGCAACAATGTACATTGCATTAAACTCTATTGGGAATGTTGGTATGTTCTCTTGATTAATATAAAATACTCCTGCAAGGGGTCTTGCTATTTCAGTCGCATCGTCAACCATTGCTCCAAAGTTTAATGGGTTATTCGTATACCCACCAGAGCCTAGGAAGTCTACAGACTCAATGTTAGAGCGATTGCTTATAAAAAATATATTACCAGCACCCACCTCAATAGAACCAATAGCAACAACATGTGCTGTTGCTTCGGGCGTTAAAGATGTAACACATTTTAAATTATAAGAATCATATTCAATCCCACCTAGATTATATGTGGCGCCTAACTTAGAGATTCCTGCTAATTGTGCTTGTGAACCTACATCTAACGTGGTAGCTCCTATGGCTCCACTCATCATTTCTTCGTAGGTATATATTTGTCTTTTACTGTTTATTAATTTTGAGTTTCTTTCGGTTAAATCTACTGACGGATTAAATCCTATAAATTGTTCGTTTCCTGGTGTTGCCATTATTATTATTTTATCTTATTATTTATTACCGTAAGGAAAAACTCTATTTAAGCTATCTCTTCGCTCACTACATCCGCAAGGTTTTCCTGTTGCCTTACTTATAGTATCAACTACTTTTTTAATTCCTGTTGCCGTTGTTACTCTTTCTATTGTATCTCCGAGTCCTCTAGACTTAAGTTTGACTGCTGTTGATTTCATTATTTACAGTTGCATTTTTTACTATCACCCATGCACACAGTACATGGTTCGTAATTTTTAAACATCAATTTATACATTAATGAGTTCCATTCTTTTTTTAAAAAAAGTAAAAATCTTTTTCCCATTATTTATTTTTCAGTACTCTGTTAACAGTTTTGTCGTTAAAAGTAATTGAGTCTCTTGTCTTTCCGTGACCATAATGCATAGTGACCTTCTTTGTGTTATTTCCTTTACCTCCTAACGCTTCAGTAGCTACATGCTTATCTAGAAGCCTTTGGGCTTCCATACACTTTGATTTCTTGTACGGGTCCTTAATAGAATTACATGACATATATTTATCTTTTCTTAATAACAGATGAGAGGTGAGCTCCTACTTTTCCTTTAGCAATACACTGATGCTCATAGCTCATGCTATGGTCTCCACCGTAAGAATGACCATAATCTTTTTTAGACATTGCCTTTGATTCGTCTCTACGAGATTTCATAGATTGAGATTTCTTTCCATTCTTTGCAGCCATAGACTCATCTAGTCTAGAATTATATCCTTGTTTCATTTTCTTATTTTTTTTTAAAGTTACTCATTGTACAAAGATACTAATATTTTCTATTAGTATTTTCCAATTTAAATTATTCCACGTATCTTAGATAAAACACTTGCTGTCTTACCAATTTTACTTAAACCTTTCTGAAGCTTATTTACTAAAAATACGTCACGTTTTTTAAAATTGTTTTGAGGTAATTGTTTTGTAAAATTGTTAAATAGCATAATTTATTTTTTAGACTTTGCACCAACACACTTCCATCTCTTCCGAGATAAATTGTTTGGAGTGTTGGGGTCGTTTGCTTTTTTTCTAGACAAACCCCTCTTTATTCCTAAGCTCCTTGCGCAATAGCTATCGCCCTTAGATGTACCAGGTCTTACTCTGGGACCACCACCTTTGGCTTTACCTGCTTGGCCGTAGCTTACTTTTTTACCACTTGAAGTAATTTTTACTTTTGCCTTTCCCCTTCTTGGTTTTGCCATAATTATTCATTAAAACTGAGTCTTACTTAAAGGTATAGAGTCTCTTACTTTATACTTCTTATTATATATGTCAGTATAGTTGTAAAGTTTAGTCAACTCTTTCTTTTGAGCTGAGGTTCTTTGAGTAGGTCTTCCGATATTATTTATTCTGTTTTGTTTTTTCTCAAGTCGTTTCATTGATTTCCAACCCTCATAGTCGTTTTCTTTTTCAAACTTTCTTCCTCTTGCAATACCAGCTGGTGTATTATCGGGCTTAGCATAGACACCTGGGTTTGTAGAATTTGAAAACCTTCTATTTGTTCTAATAGAATCTCTTTTAATTTTTCCAGCTTTTAATTTACATTTAGCTAATGCCCTTCCTGTCAATCCTTTACAACTCATCTTTTTGTATATTTTTTAGTTACTCTTGCTCTAGGTGTATTAGCTACAACAGTTTTTTTTGAGGCTTTCTTCTTACGAGCTGTCTTAGCTCTTTGTGCTTTAGTCATACTTTTTGCTTTTGCTATTGGTAAACAACGGTCAGGATTCTTAGTGTCTTTACTTGTACCACAAGCTCCTTTGATAGAGCCATCAAGTCCTATGCGCACCCACTTCTCATCTCTCCATTTCTTAAGCTCTCCCATTAGTAACCTTCTTCTGTCATTTTTGTATTGGGATTATTCTTCATAGAACCACCCATAGTTTTTGCAAATGTGTGCGCTTGAGCTTTTCCTACTGCATTGTAAGGAAAACTTTTTTTCATTGACTTTCCAGTATCTGGACAACTATATTTTACTGTTGGCATAATTATTTCTTTTTAGTATGAGTATATCCGTCTTTTTTTAATTTAAAATGTTCTGCCATAGAAGTGACCTTTATACACTTGTCTTTCTTGCACATCATGTGTGTTTTGAATTTCTTTGCCATATTATTTCTTTTTAGATTTCTTAGCGTAGTTAGGGTCTTTACAGTACTTACTCGCAGCCATATTCGCATAGGCTGAAGGGTATGTGTCAAAGGTTCTCTTTGCCCATGAAATTCCAGCTGCACAAATTTTATTTCCTTTTGTTCTTCCCTTCTTTGCCATTTATAATATTTGTTCAAAAATTAAGTAAGCTTCCATCTCTGCATCATCTGCTGGAATAGTTCCACCATTGATTGTTCCACTTATATTTATTATGTCTCCTGCTGATAATAATATATTACCAGTAAATGTTTTATTAGGGAAGGTCCCTGTGTCAACCTGAGTTAATGATAATCCTGGGAGCAATGTTGATACTGCGCTATAATTTGATGTGTCTGTAGCAGAAGCTTGATTATTTATCATTGTTCTAACAGATACATCCCATGATGTTCCAGCTGCTATGTTGTTTAAAGCTGTGTCGTGTATCCACTTCATACTAGCAGATACAAGCTTACAATCAAAAGGTACTTGAAACACAGAGCTGTTTGCCGCTACAGGAGATGCTGATGCTGCAAACTCTAGCGTATCTCCAAATATTCCTGGGTCACCACCAAATAAATTCTTCCATATACCTACTACAGAAAACAATGCTCCTCTTTCTCTGGAGATTGTTATTTGTCCTGCGGACTCAGAGATTTCTATTCCGTTCTCACCTTTTAATTGAATGTCACTAATTGAATTATCAGAACCTGTTAGTTCTATATCAACCTCGTTAGTTCCAACTTCGTTTGCATCTAAGGTATAAAAGACACCCACTCTATCTGTAGGTATCTGCATGTTGTCTAAGTCTTTGTATCCAACTAGAAAATCTACGTCATCTTGATTTACTGTTGCAACAAACTGTGAAAATTTTTTATTCGCCATCTTTAATTATTTTATTTTTTATTATATACAGAGCTCTGGTTTCATTCTACTATCTCCAATCACTACTTCTTGTTCACAGAAATCATCATCCTCGGTTATTATAAAGCATATCTCTGGAATATCTTCATTGCGCCTCTCTTGAAATGGTATTCCATTTCCGTTTCCTATACCTGTTCCCATTATGCTGTTCTAGTATTTCTTTTTCTATACGCCTTAGAGTGTTGTCCTAATCTTCCTAGTCCCCGTATAGAAGCTGTTGTTTTCTTATTTGTACTTTTAGTATTAGTCTTCTTTTTATTCTTAGTCGCTCGAAGTTTGGCTAGAATATTGTTCTTAAAATTTAAAGCGTCTAGTGCTTCTTTATTAATCCCCGTTTCTTTTCCCGTTTCTTTTTCTGGTTTATCTGGCATAGTTTTATTATCTTTATTGCAAAGTTACAAAATTTTATTTATGTCTAATTCTAATTCTAATTATCTAAAGTACTGGAGAGTTATACGATATTTTATAAAAGCTAAATATGGATTAACACAGGCAGACTTAGATGTGCTGTTGTTTCTTTACTCTGAAAAATATTTTTCTAAAGACAGGTTTGAAGAGTTTGATGAACTACTGTCTTGGGACGTTAATAGATTTGATAAGCTGCTTCGAGATAAGTGGATTGAAGTATTTAGGAAAGCTTCTAAAAACAAAAGAGGAATCTATCAGCTATCATATAAGACCGTAAGAATAATTAGCGGTATATACGATAAGCTAGAAGGAAAAGAAATTCCAACAAGCACTTCCTTTAATCCTATGTTCGCCAAGAACGTATCATACACCGACAAGGTGTATCGAAATTTTATAATAGAACTTAATAAAGAAATTCGTGAATCAAAAAAATAAGTTTGACATTCAGCCTGCGCTTGATGCACTGAACATAACAATAGAAGAACTTGATGAATTATCAGAGACTGGTTCTGTTGTGAGAATAAACTACGAGTCTGTCTACTGTAAACAATCAAAGGTTCATGGATACGGTATGTTCGCTAAGAAAGATATAGCTAAGGGTGAAATTATAGGAATGGCTTCTATAGATAATAAATATAAAACATACATAGGCAGATACACCAACCACTCTAACTATCCCAATATTTGTTTTTTATATAATGAAACAAATGACTTAGTAGCAAAGGCAACACAAGTAATACTGAAAGGAGAAGAACTGTTTTTAAACTACTCATTACATATTTTATATCCAGAAAAGTTATAGGACTACAACAACCGAAGACTCTTGAATTATAGTATACTTCTCGTCATTTATAATCATCTTGTGGCTATTAGACTTGTCGTAATAGATTTCATCTCCAGCATTAATTATATTAACATCAGACCCGACACTATCTACTCTACCTTTACTGTATCTAAATTTAGATACGTCTTCAGTGGATAGTAATAATCCTGACGATGTCTTAACCTCTTCCTTAATTTCTGTTATTAATAAGTTTCTTCCTATTAGTTTCATAATGTTTCATAAATTAAAATTGTTTCTACTGAGCAGTCATCGTTAGGGCATGAAAGGTTTGATACTATTCCTTCGCCTTCTAATCCATAATCCTCATAGCTATGGTCTGCTCCCCATATTGCTTCTTTATTACATCGCGGACAATTCATCTTCTGTAATTTTTATACCTAGGTTTTGATGTGCTTTGTATACATTGTACCCATTCTTTTTTAATAGGCGTATAGCTTCTTTTATTTTAAATTGATTCTGTCTGTAATAGTCAAATATTTCATTATCCATAATTATTGTTTTAAGTTATAAAGGGTGCTCTGACTCGCTCCGCAACGACCAAGTTTAAAAGCTAACAGTTACACCCATTGATTTAATTTGTTTCGTATGAACGTGCCATTGTTACAATAGCATTAGTTGAAAGTATAGTAGTCGCAACCGACACTGCGTTTTCAAGTGCAGTCCTTGTTACTTTCAACGGGTCTATAACTCCCATGTCGATGAGGTTTCCGTATTTAGAATTCTTTAAATCATAACCTTCTCCTGAGGATGGTAGCTTAGGATATATAGATTTAAAATCTTTTCCTGAGTTAGCAATGATTTGTCTAGCTGGTGCTTGCAAAGCATACTTCATTATATTGGCAGCAATCTTTTCATCGGCTGTCGGTGAACATGGTTCACATATTTCGTATCCCAATGTCCAAAGAGTCATCCCACCTCCAGGAAGTATTCCCTCTTCTAGAGCTGAACGTACCGCACATACCGCATCATCCACTCTATCATACAGCTCCTTCTGTTCAAGGTCTGTGTTTCCTCCTACATATATGACACCTATACCTCCAGTTAGCGAAGCTATGCGTGACATGATAAAGTCTTTTTCGTTTTTTGTTTTTGCTATATCACATGCATCCCTAAGCTCTTTAACTCTTTTGTCTATGTCTTTATTCTTTTCTGAATCATCCTTTAGGATAACTGTTGAGCCACGACCAACTATCACCTTGGCAGCATGACCCAAATCCTCAGCGGTTATAATGCTAAGGTCATCCCCAGTCTTCTCTGAAAAATATGTTGCCCCTACTGTATACGCAATGTCCTGCATCAGCTCGTGCTGCTTGTATCCAAAGTTTGGTGGAGCGATATTACATATCTTTAAATTGTTCTTCATTACATTAGCGGCCAATGTGTTTATTACATTCACAGATGTTGGCGCTATGATAAGAAGCTTCTGGTTCTTCTGGATGATTGGCTTTAGTATATTTTCTATCTGAAGTATGTTGCTTATCTCAGCATCAGACACCATAATAAAAACATCCTCTAGCACACACTCATCTTTTTTCTGGTCGTTAATAAACAACGGAGACGAATACCCTCTGTCAATCTTTATTCCGTCTGTCGTTTCATAATATGTTTTACTTGTTTGTGATTTCTCTACAGTAACCACACCATCTTTACCAACCTGCTTATATACATTAGCTATTGTAGTACCAAGGTCCTTGTCATTGTTCGCTGATATAATAGCAACGTCCCTCATCTTCTTCTTTGATAATTTTTTAGATTCATCTTTCAGACCAAGTACAACCTCTTTCGTAATTTCATTGATATGCCGAAGCACCTCTGTCCTGTTTACATCATCGCCTATAAGCTCCGTACCCATCTTAACTAAAGCCTCAGTTAATACTATCGCAGTTGTAGTTCCGTCACCAGCAGAAGTAGCTGTCTTATCAGCAGCCTCCTTCATCATACGAACCGCCAGGTTCTCGACAGGGTCGATTAGGTTAATAGACCTAGCTACAGTTACTCCATCTTTCGTAACAGTAATGCCTCCAACATGTTCTTCTGATTCTATTAACACTGTGTTACCTTGAGGACCAAGAGTGCTCTTAACAGCGTTTGATAATTTTGTAATTCCTGAGATAAGTTTATCCCTACCATCCTTACCGAAGCGAAGCTCCTTAGGTGAAAATCCATTTTGCATATTTGATTTAATTTTATTATTTTAGCAAAGGTATAAAAAAATATTTAATATGAGCGACTGGCAACTTTTAATTGAATTTCATTTCCCACATGATAGACTTCTTTTTGGATGGGAAGCTATCAAGCCCGATGACAAACACGACTACTTCACATTCAGGTTATACTTACTTATTGCCACAGTTACTCTAGATATATAATGTCGAAGTTATTGTTCTCTATATATATATATATATTTATATTTTAATAGCGTTAAAAATTTTTGACGTTCTGACTTTTTCTATAACATTCTTAACATTGGTTCTGATAATCAAGTAGTTAACTAATTAAACTCAACACAAACTCAACACAAACTCAACATCGCCTTAACACTATCGCAAAAAAAAAGAGGGCACAACCCCTCCTTCTTCTAGGCGTTAGCCTATTCATCAAACACTATGTAATCATAGCTTCTTAAATAAGTCTATGTTAGCTCTGGCCATTTCGTTACCCTCAGCTATCATGCGAACCTTTTCAGCTCGCTTCATTTGTTTTCTCATACGAGCAGCTTTCGTAATACCCATCTCACACTCTGGTGCATTGTTTATTAATCTACCACCCTTTATAGTATAATCATTCATGTTACCGTATTCCATATCTCAAAGTTTTTGTAAAGATACAAAATTTTTTAGATACCCATAACCATTAGGTTCTAAAGCATTCTACGCGACTGACCCCTCAGCGGAAAGCAATTTTTTTTTAGCACCCCCCCTAATCATTTTGATTTTTTCTTTCTGGTTTTTTTAGCTTTTTATTATAGCCCTTCCCCCCTGCCCTATCCCTCCCTCCCTCCCTGTGTGAGCCCCTGCTCCTGCCCCCTGCTCCTGCCCCCACATTGCAGACTTCCTGCCCCATACATCCCCCATATCCCCCGTACTAGGTAGTATATACTCCTTAAGAGCGTAGAGATACGCCTTAACCTCTGCGCCATCTGGCGGAGCTTAAACAATCCATGGGGAGCAATATCCCCGTAAGCCTCTGACTCTAAGCAATTTGACTGCGAAATCACGCCATCTGAGACAATTCTTATTTAGAATGAATATAAACAACAAAAAAAATCAAAAATAAGTATCTGAACCTCAGCCAGTTACAAATTATTTTCATTTTACCCTTGCACAGTAGTTTGATTTAGACTATTTTTGAACCAGAGATAAACGCTCCTTGACATTTTGAGATATAACGCACTGATAATCAGACAGTTAGCTAATTTAAGCTACCTATCTCGCTGATAACCAGGTACTTATAGCGACCAGCACATGTGAACTCAAGTGCGCCCTATCCATCTAAGCAAAGCCTATCAACGAGTAGGATGCCAAGCTAGAGAGCTGTAACAGGCTTTAGGAATAGGGTGA